TAATGCCATATGTTATATTATTATAACAAAATAATAAAATAACAAAACACAAATATATATAAAGTAAAAAACAACTTAAACACTTTTTAACAAACTATATAGCGCTATTTTCAAAGAATCCCGCTCTTTTCAAAGAATCCCGCTCATTGCTTATCTTGATTGCGTGCAAATTCGCGCGCACTCATACCACCACGTTGCCAACCTTTCATAGCGTCGTCTTCAATTACATAAGCACTATTTGAAACGGTTTCTTTTAGACTATCAATTAGGGGATAGTTTTGATAATCTGAAAAGGATTGCTCCATCATATTATTAACTGTTTTCTTATTTAAATCAAATTGCCCGGTTCTTAATTGTGTTTCTATTGCGCAGTCTCCGTAGCCTCTTCCTAAATATGGCACAGTTACAAAGGGTCTTGTTACTAGCGACAATTTACAAGCAGGTCGCGAAATATGAGTATATTTTAAATCATTGTTTGCCTCTATTGCGCACCCTTTTACGCCTCCTTCGTGAGAACCTTTGTAGAAAACATTGGGCTGACTTAATGCAAAGTCAATAGCGGTTGACATAGGACAGGCCGGATAAAAGTTTTCTAAATTATAATTGGCTTCATTTATATTTTGAATATTGCGCTGATCAAGTGCGGGATTATCATTGCCAATTCTAGACATCGAATCAAATGTATATGGATATGCCACAGTTGAAGTCATTTATATGTATTTAATATATTATTTTTTTAAATAATATATTATTTTTTTATATTTTATAATTTTTTTATAAATATAATTTTTAAATAATATATTAAAATTTTTGACAAAACAAACAAACAAACAAAAATAAATAACAAAAACAATTTAAAACTAATTAAACAATTTTAACGATCGCTATTTCTAAAGCACATCTCGACATCACCATCCTTACAAGAAGCCATATTTCCGTAGCAAAATCGCGCAAATTCATTTTGATTATTAGGCACACGAGTATTTGCTGTGCTATAAAATTGCCTCATTGAACATTCAAAATCGAATTTATCTCCTCTATCATCAAATAATTTTTTTCTAATAGTTTCATCATTATTAAAATTAGTAACAATGAAGTCTTGCGTTTCTTGATTTATTGCTTTTTCAACAGCTTTATTATATGCGGGCGCTGCCTCAAGACGATGCGGATTATCCTGTATTTCTGGTAATAATATATTCATAATTGGATTAGCACTAGTTGGATTAGTAAAATTATGCTTCACTTTATCATATATATTTTCATTGCTAAATGTTTCTTTTAGTTTTACATTTGCATCTTTATTTAAAATTTTATATGTAATTATTAAGAAAACTATTGAAACAATTCCTGTAACAAGAATTTTATAGTTATTAGACAAAAAAAAACCCGCTAAAGTTAATAAGATAACTAGCCTAGTTATAGCATTTAATTTTTGCTCTCGTGTCATTTTTTCAGTAGGCCATAGTTCTGTCATATGATTTTTACTAAATAAAATACTAGGATTAGCTAACCAAAATATGTTGTTTTCATTATTTGCAACATTCGCAACATTCGCAACATTTGCATCATTTGCATTATTTGTATTATTTGTATTATTTGTATTATTTGTATTCGCATTATCTAATTTAATTGTTTTAGTAATAATATTATCTTCTGAAAAAGTTTCATCTTTCAATTGACCAGTATTTTTTCCTATATATGTTTCGTTAGAACTACTGGCCATTATTTATTATAATATAATAACTTAATAATAAATTTTAAATATTATATTTTATAATACTATATTTTATAATAGTATATTTATTATATTGTATAATAAATTATATTGTATAATATATTATATTGTATAATATATTATATTATAATAAACAACACACGCTAAAGGTTGCATTATTTATTTTTTCTATTTGCTTTTTTCTTATTGTTGGAACTGCGTTTAGATTGTTCATCACTTGAGCGAGGAGTATTAGTAGCACTAACTCCCTGCTTTTTAATAATATCATCAATAAAATTAGTATTTGATTTCATTTCTTCCATTAACGACGAGAGATTAGCTGTAATATCCTTTAAATCGGTTTTATTCGCAGTCGCATTATTCGCAGTTGCAGTCGCATTATTCGCACTTGCAGTCGCATTAACACTAGACGCACTAAACCCCTCTTTATTTGTTTCAGCCTTTTTCCTCATACGCTCTTTCATTTTAGACATTTTAACATTTTGCTCCATCATATTTTGAAAAGTATTTGGATTAATCTTTCCACCTTTAGGCATAAACTTGTCAAGGTTCATTGACTTTAAAATATCATTAAAATTATTCATACCTGGCATATTTTTCATATTTTTAAATATTTCAGTTGCTTCTTCTAATAACTCACTTTCTTTAATTGACCCATCTTTCATTTTACTGTTTATTTTCTTATTAATATTTTCAATAAGTCCCATCATTTTAGAGGGGTTTTTCATAAATCCTTTTAAAAGTTCATTTACATCACCTATGTTATCACTCTCTAAATCAAAGTCTTTTGATGTTTCTTCAGCTATTTCTTTAGCTAATGAACCTATTTTTCCATTTATTAAATTGTTTAAATGTGAAAAAAGCTCCTCTTTATCTGGAATAGCATAATCTCTGTGTTTAGCTTTGTTAGCATCCGCATCAGCATCCGCATCAGCATCCGCACCCGCATCAGCATCCGCATCAGAATCAGTATCCTCATTAATACCAGCAAAGTCAGCAAAGCCTTTAAAATTAGCTGATAAGTCATTAAACATAGTATCAAACATTCCAAATGGGCTTCCTGAAATGTCAAAAAAACTTTCTTCACCTTGGTCTTCGTCTTCACCTTCGCCTTCGACTTCTTGCTCGTTTGTGCTAGACTTAGCTTTAAATGAAAACATATTACTTAATTCTTCAACTGTGCTTTGAATTTTAGCCGAAAAATTGTTGCTATCAATGATTTTAAGCAATTCTAACGAATCTCCAAAAAACGAAACATCATCAATAGATGTTATTATATTAAATAATATAAGCTGTAAATATTTCCATAATGTTTGCTTTGTTTGTGCGCTAGTATCATCATAATATAGGTCAGAAAATTCAATATCAGGTAAAAACATAGTGCATATAACACTAGCATTTGACGTTTTAACATTTGGCTTGTTTAAAAAAATATCTTCATTTTGGTATAAAATATCAATACTTCGCACAGCAAAAGTATGCTTACAATATTCATAAACATTATTTAATGCAGTCATAAAATCAATGCTAATACTAGTTAATTCAATAGAACTAACATATTCGTCAGCATTCATAGTATCCTTATAATCAGGTAAACAATAATTAATAATATGCTGATAGTCTTTATTATTATCAATTAACGAACCAACTTTATCATTAAAAGTCGTCTTCAAATCCATAAGTAAATCCTTGAAAATTTTATAAAAGTTAATAAGCGTAATCGCATTTTCATTAGTCAATGTAAAAGTAATTTTACTTGTCATTAATAAGTAAAATTAATATAATAACTTTAAATAATAAAATTAACAATTTAATTAACTAATTAACAATTTAATTAACTAATTAACTATTTAATTAACTAATTAACTATTTAATTAACAAATTAACTATTTAATTAACTAATTAACTATTTAATTAACAAATTAACTATTTAATTAATTTAATAGTTATTTTTAAATAGCATTTCTTTCTTGTTCTAAATTTTTAACATTTACTTCTCCTATTTTATCCGGAATATAATCATCAGGTGGAGTTTCTATTTTGTCTGTATAATCAATTGTAGCATAACTATATAACTGTCTTAATCCGCCACTCCCTTTTGCCGATAGCTCATCGCTGTTTTGGTCTAAATAGCTAAAATTGTCTGATACAACCCCGCTAGATAATAAATCAAATTTAAACGCGGATGGTTCTCCGTTATAGTTAGTAGCTTTTTGAGCCGCCATTTGGACAACTGGCTTTAAAAAATTCATTATGTTGTCGCCATATAATACTTTATAGTTATCATTTATAATCATTAACGCAGGAACCGCATTTATAGTATTTGGAAGTAGTATTTCTTGGTTGCTTTCTAATACAACATAAGTAGTATTATTTCTAACTATTCGCTTGTCAATACATATATAATGAATGTCGTTTTTTACACTCGACTTAGATAATAATGTTAATAATTTTTTACAATTGTCACAATAATTACTATAATATAATATACAACTCATATTATAAAGTTTATATAAATATTTTTATTAATAATATTTAATATAATTTTTATTTATAATATATATTTTTCTTATATCTTATAAATAAAATTGATTTCTAATATATTATATTACTTTTTAATATATTAATCCAATAATCCAATAATCCAATAATCAATGCTAAAGATGCAAATGCTTACTGAAAAGACTAATTATGAGCCCCACCTTAACATTGAATTACTTACAGGTTCATTTGTAGAAAGTCAATTTAAAAAGATTTGTAAAAGAGCTGTATACGATGCATATTTTAATGAAAATGAAATTCGCGATTATTTGATGTATAGATTAAACACAGATTGTGAAGCATTTATTCAAGGTTTTCCGCTAGTTCTTGATTATATTGAATATATAAAAACTGCTCGCATTGTAACTTGTGAAAATATTCCGGTGATTACATATGTATATAATACATTACTACGTGAGCCAGGAGATAGGGAGCTAACACCTGATGACGATGCTGCACTAATCCTTAATAATATTCAATGCTTCTTTGATATTGATGAGGACAAACTGGTTAATGAGCTATTGGAACTAATAAATGACAAATTTGTCATTAATGGTTAATAAAAAAGCATAGCATAGCATAGCAAAGCATAGCATAGCTATTTCAAAATTTATAATATTTTTTTTACATAAATTCATAACATAATTTACTACAGTAATAGAATTTGCTTTGCTTCTTATAAAATAAAATATTGAAATTATATTTTTTTTGACATACGTGACATATAATGTTAGTATTGGCTAATATAATATGTAGTATATCGTTAGGGAGCTCTTTTAAGGATAACATATACTAACATATACATATACAAATATGATTATATAAATAGCTCTATATCTTAATCAATTTTATTCCCAAATTTATTTTTAATAGTTTCTAAAAAGTTATTTAAACATTGTGTCAATGATTCGGATTTATTATATAATACTTGCAATGTGCAACGACTAGCGCCTTTTTTATCATAAACTAAATAGAATTTATTACTATCTGCTATGTGATTTTTAATTGAAATATATTTGGGTAATATTACTACATTAGCATCATTTGCATTATTCGCATCATTAGCATCATTAGCATTTATCGCATCATTTGCATTTAACTCATCCAATATTTTTTTTATTTGATTTAATTTTTCTATTATACTTATTTTATTAGACTTGGAAGAAATATATGTTTTGTTTTTTTTCTGATACGGATGTTTTTCTATTTTAAAGTATTCTCTATATAGTTTTTTTTCATTATTATAACACTCGTTATAATAGTTAATATATTTAGGTATATTCAAATCTGCTAATGTGCTAGGTAATTTAATCGCGTTGTGCTTTCTTATTCTCTTGCATTCGTCTTTTTCTATTATAACATTCTTTGATAAGTCATTCTTTGACGAGTCATTCTTTGACGGGTCATTCTTTGACAAGTCATTCTTTGACAAGTCATTCTTTGACGGGTCATTCTGTGACAAGTCACTCATTCATATATTTAAATATTAGATTAAAATACTACCGTTTTTGTTAAATATAACCAGAAGAAAAGACCTATGATTGCTTTAGCAATTAAGTCTAGTACGTTGTATCCAAACATTTTAGTTGTTTCCTTTGTATGATAAAATACTCCGTAAAGCGACCATACACCCAAGAAAATCCAAAATATATATTTTGATTGGGATGTTATTTTTGAGCCACTCATATACAGCTTCCAAATGGTTCCATATGTCAGAAAAAAGAATATAAAACCTATAAAACTTGCTATATTTCTAGTTAATACTCTAATTTCTCCTAAATAACCAAATAGCAACATTGCAAAATTGAAAACAAACGTTAATAATAATGGATAAATCTTAACTTGCTTTTTATTTTCGTAACCCAACACCATAGAGAGAGCTAATAACATAAACGGGGTTGTGATAAACCAATCAGTATAGCGCATATTATTGATTTTTGCTATAGGAATAACAGATGCTACTTTGTCATTAGCTTCTCTTGTATTTGGATCTTGACTTTCTTGTGTTTTTGGTGTTTCTTGTGATTTTTTAATTTCTGCTATAAATAATCCATAAAAATAACACGCTATAACTGAAATACACGTTTCAATATTCATAATATGACGCACTACAGGAATAGGTGTTCGTAATGCTTCAGTAAATGTTATTACAGTGGTTGTAAGTAAAAATACATATGTTAAATAAAAACTGCTCAATACAAAACTTATATTCATATTAATAATGAAGTATATAATAATTATTGTTATTTTATTTTATTTTATTTTAATTTAATTTACTAAAATAAAATGCTAATTAAAAAATGCTAAATGCTAATTAAAAAATACTAAACACAAACACAAAATTTATTATTTAATTGCTGTACGCTAAACCGCCCATACCCGACATAATGCGGAGAACATTGTAGTTAACCGCATATACGCGCACCTTCGCGGTGGAAACACCCTGAACAGTCGCATTCGAAAGGACTAGCTGTAAAGTGGCATTGTCAATGCGCGAGAAATTGCAGGTGCCCGAAGGCTGGTGCTCTTCTGGTCTTAGAGCAAACGAATAAACGTTAATACCGGTGTCGGGAGCACGGGTATGGTGCTGGAAGGGCTGGACGAGGTCGAAATAGGTGCCTTCACGCTCGGAGAAGCGATCTTGGCCATTAAGCTGTAATTTGGCAACTACAACTGGATTTTCACCCCAGCAATGCATATCTAGCGCAGTTTCAGCTAAAACGAATGTGCCGGCATCCGAAACACCCGATTCGGTTGTATTAACAGGACCACTGGCGCTTGTTGCAGTAGTATTCGAGACGAACGCTGAGCCAGGTATTAACGAGCTAGAGAATGGGTCTTGGAACACCGATGAACCAGTAATGAATTGACCACTGCCAACAAGGGTCTTGGCACCGAAGGCGTGAATAGCATTGGGTAGCGCATCTAGCGCATCAGTGTAGTTGAATGGTTGAGCACCTAGCAAGTGATTTAGCGAGTGGTTGCTTGTGAGCGACGCGCAATAATCAACATTGATGTCGGGCTGGACAACCCAGATTAATTCTTTGCACGGGTGATTTAAATTCAATTTGATTTTGTTGGACGACGAACCAACCGACTCGTCACCAGTGAATTGAAGCTGTTCAATCAAGTATTCGTGGGGGTTTTGCGCCATACGTCTGCGCTCATCGGTGTCTAAGAAAATGTAGTCAACAAAGAGCGAGGCAGCCGCTAGCGACTGTTTGTATGCATTTGTAACTTTGACACCCGCACCGGTGATGTCAGTAACAGCCCATAGGCACTCTTCGATGTTGCGAATGTCTAAATTGATTTTTACTTCGTGGTACTGTAAAGCAATTAATGGAAGAGCTAGACCGGGGTTACGGCAATACCAGAACTGTAGTGGAACATATAGAGTTGTTTCGGGTAACGCATTACGGGGAGCACACACCTGACGAACACCATCGGCGGAGCAAGGGCCATCAACATTGGCGAAAGTGGGGTCGCAAATGTATGTTAATTGGGTGGTGTTGCCAATCATTTTGTAGTAGCCACGTTCTTGCTCTTTCGATAATGTTAGCTGATTCCAAATGTGCATCCAGTCACCATATTGACGGTCAATACGCTGGCCACCAATTTCAACTTCAACTTGCGAAATTAACTGCTCACCGGGGAAGTCTAACCATCTGGCATATACATCACCGGTAGTATTCTTTAAGCTTTGACCGATTTCAGGGAGTGTAATCTGTAAATAGGTGCGGAAAGCTAAGTCACCATTGCGCGAAATGGTGCAAGTAACACGGCGACCGAAGTCAGCTTGGCCGTTGAAAGTTTGCTCAATTGATTCCATCGCGAAATTAGTGTGACGACGATAGGTGACCTTCCAGAAAGTAATTTGGGGATTACCTGTTAAATATACATCTTGAGCGCCATAGGCGACTAATTGCATTAAACCACCAGCCATTTTTTTATAATATTCCTAAAGAAAAAAAATTTTAAAAATTAATTTAATTAAATTTAATTAATTTTTAAAAAAAATTTTAAAAATTAATTTAATTAAATTTAATTAATTAATTAATTGTATAATTTAAATTTTTATAATATAATTAAATCATTTTATAATATAATTAAATCATTTTATTTAATTACAATTACAATTACAAAAATTAATATATAAATTTTTAATACACTAAAAATATAATTAGTCTTTCTATGAAGAGAACAGGCGTTATAAAAACAACACTTGACAATAAACATAATGAAATAATAAAATCTTTCAAACATAATGAAGAGGTAGTCATCCCTAAATGTTTAAAGCAAATTGATAAATTAGAACTTATGTTAATTAAAGCAAAAAATAAAACGGAAATAATAGAACTTATTAATAAAAATAAAAACACAATAAAAGCCCTCAAAAATAAAGAAAAGAATTATTATTTGAATAATTCTAAATATATTTTTGATTATTTTGAAAATAAAAAAAATATATCATCTAATGAAATGGTAGAAAATTCTGACAAAAATGATATTGTTAAACAATTCTTTTCGTTAAATTTAATTCAAGATGCATCTTCTAATTTGTTAGAGCATTCAAATAAAAATGTATTGGTTAAAAATGATAGTAATAAAAATATTGATAAATATTTCAATAATATTGACCCTAATTATTTAAATTATGACAAGTTTATTTATCCATCTGATATATGTAATATATGTAATAATGGAGAGCTAATATTTGTTGAAAGCGAAGGTATGACAATATGCTCTAATTGTTCTAATAGCATTAAATATTTAATAGATATAGATAAACCATCCTATAAAGAACCACCTAAAGAAGTGTGCTCTTATGCATATAAACGCATAAATCATTTAAAAGAGATTTTGGCGCAATTTCAGGCTAAAGAAAGCACAAATATACCCGACGAAGTTTTTGAAAACATTAAAAACCAAATAAAAAAAGAGCGCATTAGTTTGAGCGATTTGTCAAATAAAAAAACTAAAGAAATATTGAAAAATTTGGGCTACAATAAATATTACGAACATATACCATTTATCAAAGATAAACTAGGAATTAGACCGCCTATTATGAGCGCAGAACTCGAAGAAACACTATGCAATTTATTTATGGAACTACAAAAGCCATATTCAAAATATTGTCCTAAAGAACGAGTAAATTTTTTAAACTATTATTATACATTATATAAATTATGCGAATTATTAAATGAGCGCAGTTTTTTACCATATTTTCCTATGTTAAAAGACCGTGAAAAGCGCATAGAACAAGACCAAATATGGAAGAAAATTTGTGACGATTTAGGGTGGAAGTTTATTCCTATACCTTAATCACCCAATAATTAATCACCCAATAATTAATCACCCAATAATTAATCACCCAATAATTAATCACCCAATAATTAATCACCCAATAATTAATCACCCAATAATGCACTAAAAATATTAATTAAATCTAAATAATAGTTTAATGAGGCTGTTATAAAGTCGCCATCATAATTGCGTTGCAATATACTGTTTGTATCATACACAATATATACTGAAAACAATATTAGCGAACTTATGACTATTATTTTTTTTAATAACGACGATTGAACAATAAAAATTTGCACAATGCTAACAATAATTAGTGCTAATAAGGCAAAAAGCAACACTAACGCAGTCTTAAAACCTAATTGAATACCGCTCATTATTAGTGCTAGTCCAAATATAAACATAGAAACAAAAATACTAGCTGTTCCAACAAACGCAGTCTTAATTACATTAGGATCTAATCCTGATTTTCTATATCCCAAAATTACGCCAAAAGCACCAGAAAAGAGAGAAAAGAATATAAATTTTAACCATGCAGGCATAGGAACAAGTGCTAAAATTAAAATTATAACTAGTGTTGCTAGTAGCGCAGCAATAAACTTGCTGCTGAATTTTTTAGCCCCTTTCTTCTCCTCATCGACTTTGATATTTTCACTTACATAATAAGTTATATAAAGTTGGACTAATAAATTTACTAAAATTAACGCAAAAAAAGAGCGCTTTTCGCTAATCAACTTAAATACTTGTGATATATCATTCTTAAAAATAGATTTTTTTCTTTTATTTGCTAAATTAGATTTATTAGAATTATTAGAATTATTAGAATTATTAGATTTATTAGAATTATTAGAATTATTAGAATTATTAGAATTCATAGTTTTATAATAAAATAGTATAAAATAAAATTAATCAGCATCAACTTTTAATGCATAAAAAAAATTAGACATATCTATATAATAATCAAACGAAGCAGTTATAAAATCTCCGTCATAGTCGCGTAGCAATATATTATTTGTTGTATGTACAATATATAATGCAAATAAGGCAGCTAAAACAATTAGCAAAAATTTTGTAATAACTAAATAATTATACATAAAATATTGTATAACACCTATTATTATTAACAACACTAATGCATAAAATATACCGAAAGCCACTTTGTTGGTATATTGAATGCCACTCATTATTAGTGCTAGCCCAAATAATATCATAAAAACGAAAAGTATTACTGTTCCTACAGCTGACCCGTGCACAAAACCAGGGTCAAATTTGTGTTTTAGAGAGGCATATACTATTCCAAATGTAACTGAAAAGAGAGAAAATATTATAAATTTTACCACTATAGACATAGGAACAAAAATTAAAAGTAAAATAAATATTGTAGTTAATATATAAGCACTAACAATAATAATAGTATTATATTTATTAGGATTTTCCTCTTCTTCTTTAGGCGTGTCTAAATTAATATTAGCACTTACATAATAACTAATGTAGTGTTGAAGTAGTAAATTTGAGAAAATTAATGCTAAAAATATTTTTTTTTCACTAATTAACTTAAATAATTGTGAAACATTTTTAGTTTTAGTTTTAGTTTTAGTTTTAGTATTAGTTTTAGTATTAGTTTTAGTATTAGTTTTATTTTTACTAGAATTCATAGTCTATTATTAATTATATTATAGCATTATAAAAAATAATATAATTATTATACATATGGACCTTATAAGAAGTTTAAAAAATGAAACAGCAAAATTAAGAAGAAGTATTAGAAGTAGATTAACAAGAAGGTCTAGATCTAGAATAGCGCCTGAACCTGCAGAGTTACCACCTTTTGTTTCAAGAGCAGCGTCTTTAAGTCCAATAGCAGAGTCTTTAAGTTCAAGACGTGTTTCTTTAAGTCCAAGACGCGTTTCTTTAAGTCCAACAGCAGCGTCTTTAAGTCCAATACCAGAGTCTGTAAGTCCAATACCAGAGTCTGTAAGTCCAAGACGAGCGTCTTTAAGTCCAAGACTAGCGTCTTTAAGTCAAAGACGTGTTTCTTTAAGTCCAACAACAAAAGCCATTACACATATTCAAAGAACGTTCAGAAAAAGTAAAAGAAAAAGAGAACAAACGCTAGCAGATTTATCAAAACTAAACTCTAAAAGACTTGCTACAAGAAGAATTCAAAAAAGATTTAGAACATTTAGAACAGCGTCAGCAAATCCAAATCTTCAGGAGTGTCCTATATGTTTTGGTACTATGTTGCAACCAAAACTTACACAAACACTCCGTTGCTGTCATATATTTCATAGAAAATGTCTTAAAGAAAAAAACCTTAATCCAATTTGTCCAATTTGTAGAACATCTATAGTCCCAGAGCAACCGCATGACCTAAAAACACGTCTTTCAATGCCTAGTAGTTTTAATATTAATATTACTAACACTGATGTTGTTATTGATTGTGTTAATACATTAATAGCAGGAATACTTAATGCTGCTACATTGCAGGAGGCACAAGTATTGTTGGATGAATCAGATGTACTAATTCATAGCTTACCATACAACAAACGAGGAGAGCTCGCAACAAAACGGATTCAAGCACAGTTTAAAGCGTATCCAAGATTAGAAGCACTTAGAGCTAAACAATTAGAAGCACTTAGAGCTAAACGAAGCAAAAAAACTAATGACGCTATTAATCGTGCTAATGAATTAATAGCGAGTATGTATAGTGCGACAACAAAAGAACAGCTAACTAAGTTTTTGGATGAGTCAAGTATAATAATTAATAACTTGCCAAGCGACGAACAAGAAAAAGATGAGCTAGTAGATAGACAATGGAGAACTTGGTTACAAGCACATAGGAGACTCTCACCACCAATACATAGAAGAGGGTAATTAAGACATAAATTAGTTATAATTTCTTTATAAAATACTTTTATGCTATACTATAATATAAAAAATAATATACTATAGCATAAAATAATATACTATAGAATAAAATAATAATATATTATATTATTATATAATATATGCCTTCGCAAACGCAAAGACGTAGATCATCGCGACTAAGAAGTTCAGCTGCTAGAAAAATTCAAAAACGGTTTAGAAGTAGAAGAAGACAAAGGTCAAAAGCAAGTCGTAAAATTCAGTCAAAAGTTCGAGGAAAACAAACTAGAAAAGTAATAAATAGAGAAAAAAATACTAGTACAACAGTTCATGATTGTCCAATATGTTTTGAACCTATGACTAAAGATGTTCGTATTGCATTACCTTGTGGACATAGATTTCACGAAGACTGTATAAGGCGTTCATTGACTAGCACTAATGGAACTTGTCCAAAGTGTAGGGCAGTTGTAACTAATATACCATATGTACCAGAAGGAAGAACAAATCGAACATTTGGTAATGTTCCGCTTTCGCAACAACAACCACAAGCACCACAAGCACCAGCAGCAATATTAGACCTAACACAACGAAGACAATATATATTACAATCTATGCAACAAATTGAAATGATAGAACAACGATTAGCACAACTACCCGACCCGAGAGAAATGCCAAATATAACATTAACTCAAGCATTAAATATTCAAGATAATACACGCCAAATTGTAGCTGAAATACGAAGGCTATTTTATGAAGCTTCTGAAAATTATCAGAATTATAGAAATGTTAGAACAAATGGAACGCTTGACCAAGATGTTACTAATATGTATTATATAACGCTTGATTTATTAAATCGCGCGCAAGTGTTTAGAAATATTGCAACGCAAATTGTAGAGGAAATTGGTGGTGACGGTGAAGAGCCGGACCTTAGATGAACCAGCAGACCATATGTAATGTTTTTATAGCCCTATATTATTTTAAATTTTATTATACTATATTATATTTATAATCTTATATAAATATAATATGCCTTCACAAACGCAAAGACGAAGGTCATCGCGACTAAGAAGTTCTGCAGCTAAAAAAATTCAAAAACGATTTAGAAGTAGAAAAAGAAAAAGGTCAAAAGCAAGTCGTAAAATTCAGTCAAAAGTTCGGGGAAAACAAACTAGAAAAGTAATAAATAGAGAAAAAAATACTAGTACAACAGTTCATGATTGTCCAATATGTTTTGAACCTATGACTAAAGATGTTCGTATTGCATTACCTTGTGGACATAGATTTCACGAAGACTGTATAAGGCGTTCATTGACTAGCACTAATGGAACTTGTCCAAAGTGTAGGGCAGTTGTAACTAATATACCTTATCCTTCTATAGAAGAACAAGAACGACAAGAACATGAACGACAAATACAACCACTATTCGAAATACAACCACTAATACATGAATTAGATTATGTATTAGATTTAGAACCAATTGAACTAATAGGACACTATATAGAACGCGCACGCGAACTAGACACTATAGAACAAAGTATGACACTACAAAGCCAACTATTACCTGATGCACCAGAAATTCCGAATATAACTTATGAACATGCAGTAATTAATGAAGTAACTGCTGAAGATACCGAGACTACTTTAATAAGTCTTCACGATGAAGCAAGTTATATAAGCACTAACTATGTAAGCTTTAGCACAAGACCAACCAGAAACGATGAAATATTAGACCAACACCTTTTTACTATTACTAATAGAATTGCACAATTATTAACACACGCAAGACGCAATGCGCAAAATGCATTACGAATTTCAAATCATCTTGGTTCGCAAATGCTTAGTGGTTCTCCTTAATAACTTTTTTATAAAAAATTATAATAACCTTATATAATAGTATGTCATCATCTATTATTCAAGTTAATGCGTCAAAAAAAATTCAATCAAGTTTTCGAGCTAATAGAACTAAGAAATTAGCAGCAACACATAAAATTCAATCAGGTTTTCGAGGTTCTAGAAGTCGAAGAGCAGTAAAATTACTAAAAGAAACTATAAAAGAGACCAATGAATGTCCTATATGTTTTGAGCCTATGAATAAAAATATTACAATTGCTTTACCGTGCGGACATATATTTCATACTAAGTGTATAAAACAGGCTTTGCGTTATAATAATAAATGCCCCATTTGTAGAAGAGTTATAACTAATGTTTCACTACAATCTAGAAGTACAACTAGAGCTAGAACTAGAGCTAGACGAACGTTTAGAAACTTAGTATTTAGACCACTACAAATCCTAAGAAACTTATATAATGCCAGAACAATAAATAATAGACAAACACAAAATAATAATGTAGATAGTGTAATAAATACACTACAAGAGAGTATAGCAGCGAATGAGGCTGTGAAAGTTATAGAACAAAGAATAGCAACTATATTAGCGAGGACAACAAGAGCAACTACAAGGACAGCAACACAACGACGAAGAATTAGCATTAGAGATTTACAAATAGAAGAACTCAATTTAAGGGCAGCGCGCGAACGTTATCGACTAGCAAATGAAAGGGCAGAAGCTATGTATAATGCACTACCTGAATCACAACGATTGCATTAATACAGCAATGCTTTTTTATAATACTATATAAAACAATATAAAAATATATTATTATATTATATGCCTTCAAGAAGTCGAAGTTCTTCAAGTAGAAGAAGAAGAAGTTCTGCAGCTAAAAAGCTTCAAAAACGGGTTAGAGGAAAACAAACTAGAAGACGACACGCCCGCTCAATTGAACAAATTTATGCAAATTTAGAAAAAACAAATGAATGCTCAATATGTCATGAACCTATGTCAAAAAACGAAGCTATTACAAAATTAGGATGCACTCACAGATTTCATAGTGGATGTTTAGAAAGTAGTATGCGTTCTGGACACGCTAATTGTCCATTATGTAGAACAGTTATACCTAACAATGCCTATGCACATTTAGCAGTTCCAAATATTACTTATGAAGAGGCGCTAGTTGCTAGAAATCAAGCATTAGAACGACGACGCTTAGCAACACAAGCGTATAATAATGCAGCATTCAACACTTCCAACTACATACAATCTAATAGTAATCGAAGTCACAACGAGCGTGCAACCTCTCCAACTTATAATGAATTACTTAGAATCGAAGAAATCGCAGATGAAGAATTAGGACAAGCACGCGACAGCGTTACTAATGCTATGAATATACTTAGGAGTTTGGCTAATTAGAAAATTATAAATAAGAAGTTGAGAGATTTACAAATTTATTATTATTATCTTGCTATAAGTTAATAATAATATAATATAGTCTAATGACTAATACACAGAAAAATAAAACAAATAAAACAAATAAAACAAATCATAATGCTACAAACATTTATGATTTAGTAATAATAGGCGGAGGCATATCAGGTCTTTACACCTTATATAAATTGTCAAAATCGTTTTCACATCTAAAAATTCTATTATTAGAATCAGGACAACGCTATGGCGGCCGCATATATTCGTATAAAGAAACAATAGACAAGCAAGAATATGTTATGGATTTAGGCGCAGGACGCTTAGGATATCATCATAAACTCATAACTAGTTTAATAAATGAACTTGGCTTAAAGACAAAAATAATCCCCATTCCAAATACTAAAACATATATAGAAGTAGCTGCAAATAACAAAGTAAGAAACAAAACATCAACAAAAGACTACATTATGGACAAATTAACCCAATTTTTCTTTAGCCCCCTAGTTTCCAAATTAGGCAAGACGACAAAACAAAGCTATTATTTGTATGAGTTTCTTACAAAATATGTGTCTGCATCATTCTCTCGAAAAGTCGAAGACGTGTTCGAATATTCTTCTGACTTGAACGAATTAAACGCATATGATGCTATTGAGTATTTTAAATATGATTATAATAAGAGCTCTGATTTTTTCACACTTAACGGGGGGCTAGAACAAATAATAGAACGGCTGTTGCAAGCTATTAAAAAAACAAGGGCTTATAAATCGCATAATATAAGGCTACAAAATCTCTCTAATGTTGAAAATATAACTTATAAAAAGAATGATACTAGCGACCTATTTGAAATAAGTGTTGCAAATTATAATAGTCAAGAGTCTAGCCCGGACACCCTATATTCAAAATATGTAATATGCGCTATTCCTAAAAAAAGCTTGACAAAATTGACAATCTTCAAACCTTTGCTAAGCGAGTTAAACTCTATAAACTCAATTAATTTGCTAAGAATTTACGAGATTTATGATAAAGAGCAAGACAGCGGTTCTGTGTGGTTCAAAAATATTGAAAAAACAATTACAAATACTAATGTTCAATTTGTAATTCCTGTTTCTTCAGACAATGGACTAATTATGAGTAGCTATAGTGATTGCGCTAATGCACGCTATTGGAATAACTTATTAGTTAGCAAGGGACTTGATTACGTAAAAGTTAAACTAAATGAAAAGCTAAATTTGCTATATAGCATTTATAATATAAAGGTGCCTTTAAGTAAATATATCAAAATGTATTTTTGGGATGCTGGTGTGGCGTGCTGGAAAAAAGACGTAGACTCTGATTATTTAAGTGTTAAATTAATAAATCCTTATCCACGTGTTTTTATTATTGGAGAGAATTATTCAAAGTATCAGGCATGGTGTGAAGGCGCTTTAATGACGTCGGAAAGTTGTATAGCTAAATTAGTGAAAATATTAGCTAAGACTAAGACCAAGACTTTAAAACGTTCAATTAAACGAGGCAATAATAGGCTAGAGCTAGAGCTAGAAGTAAAAGTGGAAGAAACTACGTTAGGTGGTAGCGAAAAAAAAGCGTTTACATTGGGTGAAGTCAAAAAACATAATAAGAAAAATGATGCTTGGACAATAATTGAAAATAAGGTTTATGATATTACTACTTGGATTCCAACACACCCAGGAGGAGACGTTATTTTAAAAGCCGTCGGCAAAAATGGAACGCGACTTTTTAAATCTGTTAATCATCCTAGTTTTGTAAAAGAAAACGTTTTACCAAAATATTATATTGGAAATCTAAGTAAATAAAATTAAATAAAAAAATAATATAATATAATAATAATAAAAATAATATAAAAAATAAAATATATAATATACTTACTATATTAAAATAGTAAATGGGCATTGTAAGATTACCTATGAAATATGTCAATATACTACATATATTAGTTATTGGTGCATTATTAGTATATATTGGTTATTTTAAAGCTAAGTCACCAAAACCTATATATTATGCGCTAGGAGTATTAGGTTTGGCAATAATTTTATTTGTCCCATTTCCTACTTTAGAATTTACTAATTTAAGAAATATTTTGAATATTATTCATTATATAATATTTATACCAGGATTTATAGCACTAGCGTATTTTGGATTGCAAAAGAAACTAACTAAAGAAACATATAGAGCCTTAGGATTTCTTGGAGCATTTATTATTATTTATCATTTATATAAATTGATTACTCGACTAATGTAATTATGATATTTTTCATAAATAATAATTTTATTATATATTATAATATAATATAATATAATATGTCCACTATTGTAATACAGCCTTTAAGGTCTCCACCAAGAAGCCGACTAAGACCAAGACCTTTAACAGCACGACAACGTTTAAATTTAAGAATTAGAAGACGTCCTTTAGAAAATGAATTAAATACATTAAACGCAACATTGAATGCTAGAACACGTGAATATGGTCCTCTTGCACAAGAAGTACAACAAGCAGAAAACCATATGCTTGATGATGCGCGACGACTACGCTATTTACCACACTTATTAAGAAGTACTTCACAAAGAAGTCAAATAGAAGAACTAGTTCAAACAGACGAAGGACAACGCGAAGCCGAAGTAAGCCGCCTACTCCATGAATATGAAGTTAATAGACCAGATGATATTGAAACAATAGAACGCTTACGAGCAGAACTTTATGCTCTTGGTGACGCAATGTATGCTAATACCCACGCGCTTATTGCTCCAATACAAGAAGAAATAGATTTAGCACAAGCTAATTACGACATAGGAAATAGAAGTTATCGAAATTTAGACGGACGACTAATAAATCATTCATTATTAACACGTGATTTAACACAAGCGCGTGATGATTTAAACAGACAAAGCAATGACATAAATATAGCATTAGGTCAAGGTCATATAAGAAGACAACGTCGCACTACACATAAAAGAGGCAAAAAAGGAAAACGCACAAGAAGAAGAAGAAGAATAAGAAGAAGAGGATTATAGAAGAAAACTATAGAAGAAAACTATAAAACAAAACTAAAAATATTATATTGTGCTAATATAATAGTATACTATATAATATATGTCTAGCATTAATGAAAATACTATTATAACCCCCAGAATGCATTTAAGGTCGGCAACTCGAAGACGCAATAATCCAAGTGCATTAGCACGACGTAGTCAAGCTTTAGAAACTCATAGAACCTTTTTAGGAAATACTATTAGAGAATTAGAAGTCGATTTAAGACAACAACGCGCAGCATTAGCCACACTAACAATTGAAGTTGAGCGCGCACTAATGCGCAGAGATGATGAACGCGAGCGCTATGAATTGTTGAGAACAGAACGTGATAATTTAAGATACACACTTCTTACGAATTTTAATCAGTCCAACTTAGGAATGGAATATAAGGAACTAAAGAGACAGTGGTTAGAATATGTAAATAATGAAGACGAAGACACGGACATAAATGATTTTAATAATTTTAAACCAAGATTTGACCACATAAGCGCTCTTTTTGATGAGCTAATGGAAACAGGTCTTGCTCCTATTATAGAACAAAAAGCACTAGCGCGCGAAACTTACAGACTAGCAAGCACACACCATTATAGTTTATATCAACAACAACAAAGTTTAATGAGCATTGTAAGCGAGCTTGAGCGTTATCTTACAACAGCACTTATTAGCGAAAGACAGTTAAATCAAGCGCGCGGTAAAAAACAACGCAAATCTAAAAAAAAGGGCAAAAAACATCACTCTTAGATAAATATTTTATAATATTATTTATAATTGTAATATTATATTAGTAACATATATATAATATGTCTAATAGTATAGCGACTACAGACCCTCAATCGCGAAGAAGTTCAACACGACCACATCAACCAAGTTTAGCCTATAAAACACGAGCTTTAGCAAAAAAAATAAAAAAATTTAGAACTATAATAGCTGAATTAGAAGCTGATATAAGTAATTTTAGCGAACGAGCAATAGCAGCAAATAGCGATGCTACTAGTGCTAGAGAACGTGTACGCTATTGCACTCAAGAAATAACGCGAATTACTCAAGAAGAGTTACAAGGCAATAGTGGAACCGCATATGCTAGGGCATTACGCGACTTTAATGATTATAGTAGAACACATCCTAATGATGTAGAAGGTATAAGAAGTCGTCATAGTGAGGCAACTCGTCTTCTTGGTATTACTAACGCTGCTATTCAAGAAATTATTAAACCACTAAGACTAGAAGGAGAGTCTAAGCTACAACTCTTAACTAAAGCAAACAAAAAGTATAAAACTTTAAATGACGACATTAAAGAATTAACGCAGCAAAAAGACCAATTACAAAATGAACTTGATACAATGACTAATGAATACCGTTCTTTGTCTATAAATCAGAATATAGGACAAGGTAAAAGACAACGCAAATCTAAAAAAAAGGGCAAAAGAGGCAAAAAAGGCGGAGCATGGACTGGAAAATATAAGAAATCAATTAATTGTAGAAAACCGCGTGGGTTCTCTCAAAAACAATATTGTAAATATGGAAAATAAACTAATTAATATTATATATTATTATAATGTATTAATAATATTATATATTATTATAATGTATAATAATATATAAATGTCTCCAATACCACATGAATCAGAATTAGGAAGACTAATTGCTATAAAAAAAGAATTAGAAAAATTATTAAAATCAACACTATTAATTATTCAATTATGTTCATCAAATACAAATATAGTAACTATTAAGCTTAAAGTTAAACTACTTCTAGCTAATATAAAAAGAGTTAAGGCATTAAGGACCAGTTATTTACAATCCTTTAATAATGACCTTAATAGTATTAATAGTATAATCAGGAGTGAAGAGACTATTAAAAACATCAACATTAATAGTCGAACATTAAATTCATTAATTAGCAATTTAGACACTCTTAGTCTTCAAACAACAACAGCTATTGTTGAAATAGCTAATCTAGTAAGTGCTCTTGATTTAAATGAAAGAAGAGAACTAGGTCTAGCTTCAAATTCTAGGTCTAGGTCTAGACCGGTTCCTCGTCTTCTTATTCCTCCTCCTGGTCTTCCTTCCTACTCTACTCCTCCTCCCTTATCTGCACCACCAAGACTACAACGCCAACCTAATATAGGGACACGTCCAACCAGTCTTGTCCGACAACCAGCTATGCATTTATCACTAGATGACTTAGAATTAAATTTAACGCCATCGCGAACCCCATCTAGTGCCTCGTCCACTTCATCTAGAAACGCATTTGGCAAAAAATATTTTAGAGCAAGAAAAATAACACACAGAAAAAGAGGCGCTAAAAAAACTAGAAGAAAACAAAAATAAAATAAAATGTAATAAAGTATTATTTAGAAACAATTTAAAAACAAAAACATAATATATATTTAAAATATATATTATGTCTCACTTAAGTTCGCCAATATCAATAGCTATTATGATATTTTACTCTATTTTAACATTTTTCGTAGGTCCTTATATAACTAGTCCATTTTTTAAGGAGCCTTCTGATAAATGTATTGCTGGATTTTTAGTAGGTTTCACAATTAGTATTCTTTTATGGATTAAAATTGGAAAGAATTATGCTAAATAAGCAACAAGTTTTAATAATACATAAATCATTGATGCAAATAATACACTATTAGCAATATAACCGTATAAATTTGGATTACCATCACTTTTAAATAAAAAAGGAAGCAACTTTTTATTGTATTGTTTAACTATTGGCAATTGAAATAGAAAAAATAATAGCGCAATTATTACAGGCAATTGTAATTCACCATATAATTTTTCATAATAAGCGCCACTTTTTATTTGTTTTGAATTAGTGTCTACCAAATTTTGAGGGGTTATACTATTTTTAATATAATCTTCTTGAAACTGTGGAGGAGGTATATAATTGGGTTGACTTTGAACATCATTTGCAACTTTTAAAGGTTCCATCGGAATATCCCGCGAAGGTAATGCTGTTGTTCCATAAGCAGCCGCCTTTTGTATTTGACTTATTAATTCATTATAGTTAGGTGGAGCCTGACTTTGCTGACTTTGATTACTATTTTCCATAGTTATTGGATTATTCATAGTAGAACCACCGCTTGATGGCAATAATTGAGTATAGCTCGATGTAGTCATTTGATTATTATTAGTTGATACAATCTCATTTCTATTTAAAACAACATTTTGAGGTTGTTGGCTCATCATTTGTTGTTGTTGTATATGTCCATTTTGATTATTTAATAAAGGAAGTTCATTTATGGAAGTAATTCCACTTGAAGACATTAATTAATTAATTAATATAGTTCTCTAAATATTTATTCATTTAATAACGCAAATAAAATTTAGCAATAATGCAACACTTAAAAAATAATTAAAATTATTGTTAAACAAATAATAATTTTAATAGTTACTTTATTTATTTACTTATTTACTTATTTATTTACTTAATTTAGTCTAGTCAAGTTCTTCCATATGCGATTCAGTGTCTTCCTCTACATTTACGTCTTCCTTCTTTACTTCTTCTTCTTTAGCATCTTTAGCATCATCTTGTTTAGCATCTACAGTCTCTTCATCGTCATCATTGAGCGAAAGCCCAAGCTTAATCATATTATTAATACGATTTACAAAAGTTGCCGGTTCTTCAATAGAAAACCCACTTGAAATTAGCGACGACTCATATAATAAACTTACTAAGTCTCTAACCATAGCGTCATTGTCTGCCGACTTAACGCGTTCTTTAAGTGATTTAATAATACTATGATGCGGGTTAATTTCCATAATTTTTTTCGACATCATATATGAATTATTTGTGTCACGCAGTGCTTGTGCTTTCATAATTCGTTCCATATTAGCTGTCCAACCATAATCACCTGTTACTAATACACAAGGAGAGTTAACAACACGCTGGCTTAATACGACCTTTTCAACATTAGGTCCAAGGACTTCCTTAATTTTCTCTGTTAGTGGCTTAAAATCATTTACACAAGTTTCCCATTTTTGTTTCTCATCTTCACTAGAATCAAACGTTAGTCCCTCTTTTGTAACACATACTAGCGACTTACCTTGATATTCTTTAAGTTGCTGAACACAATATTCATCAATTGGATCAATCATAAAAAGAACCTCAAGATTTCGCATTTTGCATTGCTCAATAAATGGTGAATTTACTACGGATTTTAGCGACTCGCCTGTAATGTAATAAATTTGCGTTTGGCTTGCTGGCATATTAGCAACATAATCGCTTAGCGAAACCATTTTTTGCCCCGACTTCGTGCTATGAAACATTAATAACTCACTTAATTTTTCACGATTTGAAGCATCTTCGTGAATTCCAAGCTTAATATTTTTACTAAACTGTTCGTAAAATTTAGTATAGTCTTCGCTTTCACTATTAGCTTTAATTTCTGCAAATAAGTCTAAACACTTTTTAACAATGTTTTTCTTAATAACCTTTAGAATTTTATTTTGTTGCAGCATTTCACGCGAAATATTGAGCGGAAGGTCCTCGGAGTCTACTACACCTCTTACAAACTTTAACCATTCAGGAATTAAATCTTCGCAATCATCAGTAATAAATACACGTCTAACATATAATTTAATATGTCCGTGTTTTTTTGTATTTGGCTCAAATAGGTCAAAAGGAGCGCGCTTTGGAACAAATAATAGACCAGTAAATTCTAGCTGACCCTCAACAGAAAAATGTTTAACTGCTAAATGCTCTTCCCAATCATTTGTTAGTGATTTATAAAATGATGCATATTCCTCTTTTGATACAGTGTCCGGTTTTTTAGACCAAATAGGTTTCTGCTTATTTAGCAAAACATATTCACTTACAACTTCTTCAACTGTTTTTGTTTTCTTTGCTTTTGCCTCTGCCTCTGCCATTTTTTCAATATTAGCTAAGTCTTCGTCCTTAATTTCTTCGATTTCGGGGTCACATTTTTCACAAGGCGATTCATCTTTAGCGCCTTCACCTTCTTCACCTTCTTCTTCTAGTTCTACTTCTTTTGATACAGTTTTTTCCACATAAAGACTAATAGGATAGTTAATAAACTCGGAATGCTTTTTAACTAGCTCCTTAATCCGACTTTCTTCTAAATAATCAAGCTGATCCTCCTTTAAATAACACGTGATTTTTGTTCCACGTCCAAGGTCAATACCGGAATCATCTTTTTTAATAGTAAATGAACCACCAGCATTTGATTCCCACACATATTGCTCATCATCATTATTTTTAGAAGTAACAACAACCCGCTCAGCAACTAAATACGCAGAATAAAACCCAACACCAAATTGACCAATCATATTAATGTCTCCCTGACTCTTCATAGCCTCCATAAACCCTTTTGTCCCAGATTGAGCAATTGTTCCCAGATTTGTAATCATATCCGATTTGGTCATACCAATACCCGTGTCTAAAATAGTTAGTGTTTTGTTTGCCTTATCCGGAATAATTTGAATAGTTAATTCGCTATGGCTGTCTAATACACTCTTATTTGATAGCGAATGATGCCTAATTTTATCTAGTGCATCAGATGAATTAGAAATTAATTCGCGTAAAAAAATGTCCTTATTTGAATAAAAAGTATTAATAATAAGAGACATAAGCTGATTAATTTCAGCCTGAAAAGCAAATGTTTCAACAGGAGACGACATAATAATAATTATACTACGCACTGTTTTTTTAAATAATTTTTATTTATTATTTAAAAATTCTTTAGACTAAATAAAATAGCGCAATACAATGTATAAAAACAGTTTTAATAATATATTAGTGTTATCTTCTTGTGTTGTAACATTTAGTGCATTCATATTATAAGTAACTTTACTATCAACATTCATATTCATAATTAATGCTAGTTAATTGACGTTAGCTAATAGTAGCTGTTTTAAATCAATTTTTTATATTTTATATTTTATATTTTAAATTACATAAATTTGGTAGAAAAGTCTAGTGTTTTGCTTTTTGACCCACATTGTATATTTTCTTCCACTAAAGAGTAGCACTTTGTTTTATCCGTGTCACTTGCAAATATTTTGTCCCTTAACGCATTATGTTGAGGACCTATAAATCTATAGCAGTCTTTGGAATTACATACTTGCCTAAATAGTGTTGCTAATCCCAACCCCAATAATACTGATAATATTATTTTTCCAATATCTGTATACATTAAGTTTTTAACAACGTTCTTAATCATAATTATATAATCTATATATTATATATTATATATTATATATTATAATATAATCTATAATCTATAATCTATAATCTATAACGGTAAAACTTCTATTTTACTTTTGTTGCTAGGACATTTAACATCTTTTATTTTGTAACCATAACAATTTCCAGCCTCGTCTTTATATTCGATTTTATCTATATTATGGGGTGTAGGATATACAACAACTTTTCTATTATAGTCAAAGCAATACATATATATTAAACCCAATAAAAATGTGATTAAAAAAACAGTAATATTTATATATTTTGTTGAGCTATATATTCTTGTAAAAAATTTATTAGACTTATTTACCATTAGCTTTTCTATAAATATAATAATATATTTAATAATATATTAAAAATAATTAATCTTTTTAATCTTTTTTTAATCTTTTTAATCTTTTAATTCAATTATTAAATCTTCTAAATTGTATGCGTTTTGAAAAAAAATATATTGGTCTTGTTCGTTTTTTTCGACATAAGAAGACTTATATTTTAGATTCATTATTTCACTACCTAATGGCGCCATTTTTGTCTTATAGATTTCCATAGCATTTTTTAAATACGTTATTTGTCCGCTTGATTTATATAAATCGAGAGCCTCAGCATATTGTTTTTTACTATTTTCAAAAACCAATATTTTTTCTTGTATTAAATTTTGTAATTCTTCATTATGAGTAATAGAATTGTATAAAGTTAATAAATTGATGTAAGTTTCTTGGCTATTGTTTAACTGTTGTTTCAAAAGTTCGAATGTTTCTATTGCTCGTTCTTCTTCAATATAATTGAATAAGAAGTCTAATTTAGTAGTTATAATATTTTTTTTATAGCTTTCTAGAGCTTGCTTTGTAGCGCTTAATTTTTCACTAATATGCGCAAATTTCTTTCGTGTAATAGCCAAATCTAATTTGCAAGGCTTTACACTATTACCGCAAGTTGCTCTTAATATATCACTATTTTCAGTAAATAGGGTTCCGCCATCTTGCTTACAATTTATACATTTTAATTTGAGTTTTGCAAAAGTCTGCTTCTTTTGGTCATAATCTTTACCGTAAGTCCCCGCTAATTCATTTATTTTCTTTTGTTTTACCGTTTCATAGCTATTTTTTAATTTATAATAGTCTTGCATATCTTTATAATAAGTATCAGATGTCATAATAAGCTACTATATTATTAATATAGTATATATTTATTTTTACTTTATAATTTATATATGCTTAATATTAAGCTTACTATTATATATAAAAAGGTATTAAATAGAATTTAATAAATTTTTATGATTGTCAAGCGACAAGCGACAAGCGACAAGCGACAAGCGACAAGCGACAAGCGACAAGCGACTAAGAAAAATACAAGTTTTTATGTAATAAATTAGCCTCGACGTGATTACTATAGTCGGGTAAGTTTGTTATCATATTATTTTTTATTCTTTGTTGATTATCTATATTTTGGCGATTATAATAAACTAATTTAGACATTATATATTCTTTGTCTTTCATACTTTTCTCATAATATTTTTTGCTCATAGAACCTCCTTTATAACGCGTAAATAATATTATTCCTAATATTATTACAAAAACTATAAACATAGTAATATTGTAAAAAATATTGTAATTTTTTTGTTTATAGTTATGGCAATTTTTTAAAACCTCTCTTAAAAAATATTTTACTCCATTGTCTACTAATTTAGGTTTACTAGTTGGATTATTAATTGATTTGCTAAATTGTAAATTTGTATAATTTGCAATATCAAAATTCATTATTTATAAGTAGCGCTTTTTTTATAATATTAAATAAATACTTATTTAAGTATTAAATAGCTATTAAATAAGTTATTAAATAGCTATTTATTATATTAGTCTATTTTATACTAATATGGCAGAAGGAGATGTACCAAGCCCAGCAACTACACTAATATATTTTATACTAGTAACATTAGGGTTCTTAATTTTTACAGTTTTTACCGTTAGTAAAAGTGCAGATATTGTAGCTATTAATAACTCTAAAGATAGCAATGTTATAAATTTTATATATATATTGTTTATTATTATAGGTTCATATTTCTTAAATGTTCATAATTCGCGAATGATATGTGACCAAAGCATTGAATGGAATTATATATTAATAGTTACAGTTATGCCTTGGTTAGTAATATTTGTATTATTATATTTTATTTTAAAATTATTTCCAGGTTGGGTCTCTCCTTTTTCTAATACTATTGGATATATGTTTGTATCAATGTTAGGTGTTTCGACTGCATTAGAAAAATTAATGCCAGACACTACTAATCTAGAAGAAAAACCCGATTTAGTTAAAGCTATTAATACAATTAAAAATAATAAATCTAAATTTATAAATCAAATAGATATAAATTTATCTAATTTTGAAGCTTTTATTAGTGAATTGAGTGAATCAAAAATAATTGATTATGGTGGTGATATTGCAGATAATAATAATACGGATATTATAAATTTATATAAATTAATAACAATAAAGCACGTTATAGGTAAAATTGTATGGTACATATTAGCAGGAATTTTAATAAGCTCAATCAGCTATAATTACATTATAGGTATTTCGTGTGAAAAATCGGTAGACCAAATTATTAAAGATTATGAAGAGGCTAATCCGACTTAATAATTAAATCTAATAATTGAATCTATCAAAATTTATATAACATACAATAAAGAAATACGAGGCTATTGCTAAGATTATTACTGTTAACCATAATGGTAATATTGTTTTATTTTTATAACCTATTCCAAATTCGCGAGGCCGTCCATTAGTATCAAAAATAATGGACGGTTTTATAAACATTATTAGTGCAAAGAATATTAAAAAAACAACTATTGATACTAAATTTATATTTTTTATTACAAATTGTTTTAACATACTTAATATTATATATTATTTATAATATATAATAGTGTTTTATTCTTAATTTTTATATATTATTTTATTTGCTAAATGCTTAAAAATAGTGGTTTAAGAGTATTATTGACTTCTTTAACATCAAAATTATGAGCATATTTTAAGTAACACCTTAAAGTCATTGCTACATCTACAAGTGAATTATGCAAATCTTTGGGAACTTGTTCATTTGGAAATAATATAGTATATAATTCGCTAAGCTTTGGGTTTTTATAATATACTTGATTTGTTGCAGTTAATCTCTCTAACTTACAAAAATCAGTTGTGTTTTTCATAGTGCAATACTCTGGTTTATGTGTCATTTCATAATGCTTAAACTCTGTGAAATATTGTATAACATTATTTCTAAAACATTCTACAAAGATTAGTCGTTTATCGAATGATAAATTATGCCCGACTACAATATCACACATTTTTAAATGCTTATTAAATTCTTTTAATGCCTCTACAATACTTATTCCCTGGCCATCTAAAATCTCTCTACTTATATGATGTATATTATAACTTTCTTGCGAAATAACAATTGAACCATCAATAGCTATATAATTATCTTCAATTAATGCGCTATTAGCCGATAAATCATATAAAATATAACTAAGTTGAACAATATATGGCCACTTCGATTTATCATAAATAGAAGCCCCTTTTTCTTGTAATCCAGTAGTTTCGGTATCAAATACTAAAACTTTCATAATATTATTATTATACTACTAATATTTAATGTTTTTAATAACTATCAATTTTAGAATATTTAGAATATAAAAAAAAATTTATAAATTAAAAAATTGTATTTTGAGAGATTGTTATTGTTATTGTTAATCCAACACAATAAGGTTGTCATTGTTGTATTCTTCACCTGCATTCCATATAACATTAGAACCAATATATTTTCTTAAAGGATTAGGTCCGTATTCTAAATAATATACTTTATCAATTGCATCATAATCGTTTGATTTATAATACACCTCTAATTCAGCATAAGTGTTACCATTAATTAACGGACCATCTGAAACTTTTATGCGCATCATAAATATATAATCACACACATATACTTTAAAAACATTAGCACACACATCTAAAGAACACGTGGTCATATATAAAATATGTTTATATAATATATAAAATAAATATAAAAACAAAATTACATATATATAGTATAGCTATGCAAATTTTCGTAAAAACACTTACAGGAAAAACGATTACACTAGAAGTAGAGTCATCTGACACTGTTGACAACATTAAGGCCAAAATTCAAGATAAAGAAGGTATTCCGCCCGACCAACAGCGTTTAATTTTTGCGGGAAAGCAACTCGAAGATGGGCGAACACTAAACGATTATAATATTCAAAAAGAGAGCACATTGCATCTTGTATTACGACTACGAGGAGGATTTTAAGATAGGATTATAATGCGTTTTATATTTTATATTTCAAACTATAAAATATAAACTAAATAATTTAGGATTTATTATATAAAATATTTATATATTTATATATGTCATTAAAGGCTGGTTCTATTGTTTACTATAATGGAGAAGTAGCCATTGTATATGCTAGTTATCCTACTACAAATGAAGTAGTATTAAAATTTCTTAATAAAAATTATGCAGTGGTTACAAATAAGGTAACTAGTAATGGTATTACACTAGCAACTTCAGTAAGTGGAAACAATAAAATAAAAGAAAATATACAAACTAAAAGTGAGGAAACTATTAGAAATATGTTACTCAAATTAAATAATATTACTATTCCAAAACCACAACAATCGACTAAAACACCAAGTAGAAGAATAATGCCATCACGAAAATCAGTAGCAGAAATGATATCAGCTAGATATTCTAGTTCTAGTTCAAGTTCTAGCGATGAAGATAGTGATTTCGATATTACTAAATTCAAAGAAGCTAATGGCCGTCGCAGTCGTCGTCGCATATCTAGACATCATAAAAAGTCTAATAGACATCATAAAAAGTCTAATAGGCGACAAAAGTCTAATCGCCGACAAAAGTCTAATCGCCATAAAATGCACCCTAGAAAAAAATAGATTATTTAACAAAAATTTATATTATTATTTAGGAATTAATAATTTATTATTTTGTTTTTAAATTATTTTATAATATAGTTATATATATATATAAATATGCCAACTCCCGAACAATTTAACGTCGCTTTTGAAAGAGAAAGACAAGGTATATTAGATGCTATTGAGAGAGCGAAAGAAGCAAATGAAGCTGCGTTAGCATCAATTGCCAGAGGAAAAAAACGTATTAAAAAACTACGTAGAAAAGGAACAAAAGGAACAAGAAAAGGCTCAAGAAGAAGAGGCAGACGCTCAAGAAAACATTAATACTAAATTTTTCATAATATATATTTAATATTTTATTATATATATATATATAATTATGCGTAAAGTAACAAAAAAAAAACATAAAAGAACAAGAACAAGAGCAAGAGCAAGAGCAAGAGCAAGAGCAACAGCAATAACAAAAATAAACATTAAACATAATAAAGGTAGAGGCCCGGATGAACCAGCTTATAAAGAGGCTGTGGAAAAAATTAAACTAATATTTGGTAAGAAGATACTTGAGAACGCAATGCACTACGGTAAAGCTGAATATATTCAAAAATTAATAGATTTAATAAAGATGGAGAAAAGTAAACATAGTACTAATATAAGCAATGAAGAACAAATTACTAAGATTTTACGCCCTGCTTTACAAGAGTTGTTAAATTATATAAGAGATGATTATACCCTTGATGTTCTATTTATTGGAATAACTCATCCTTTACAATTAGTCATTCCAAGAGTAGTAAGTGTTAATACAGTTCTTAGTCCTAAAAGAATAAATGACATATTAGCAATAGCAGAAAAAAACAAATTTGTAGAAGACCAATTAATAGAAGAATTTATTCAAAATTTAACAGTGCTCAAAACAGGATTCAAAAGTTCTGTAGTTGTGCCAGACCTTCCATCTGCATCTTTACCTGCACGGGCATCTTTACCTGCGCGGGCTAATCTACAAGCACATGCACATCAACCTCCACGGGCATCTCTACCTGCATCTCTACCTGCATATCTACCTCTACCTGCGCCTGTGCCTCTACCTGTACCTGCGCAGCTACCTGCACCTCTACCACGTCCATCTTTATATAAATCTCCACGAACTTCTAAATCTCCACGTAAATCCGAATCGCCATATAAACCCAAATCTCCATATAGAGCTAAATCTCCGAATCCAGTTGCAGCAATAGGAGTACGAGTAGCAACAAAAAAAAATCCAAATGCAATTAGGGTTAATGCTGAGAGTGTGTCAGTTATTAATAGACTTGGACAAGGAAAGAATTATAAAAATACCAGACGCCACAAGTAACATTAATATTTAGCATAAAAAAATTGATTAGATTAGATTATATTACATTATAATCTAATTTATTGAGCAAAAGCGAAAAGCGTAAAGCAAAAGCGTAAAGCGAAAAGCAAAAGCATAAAGCGTAAAGCTATGAACGAGCCAATTACTAAGTATTTGATTAACGTAATTTTGGAAAAGGAAACTATAAAAAACTTTTATGAGGTATTAACTAAATTACATTATCACAGTGAAGACGACTTTCAATTAAAGACAAATTATGCTATAGTTTTGTTTGTTGAAACCTTATTTTTAGATGAAAACGACGGTTACAAAGGGTTAAAACTACCTTATACATTAGAATGTCAACTTTATGAAGAATTAGCTAACTCTAAATTAGAAATATTTAATTATGCAACGTTTAAAGCGTCGGCTCATAATGATTTAGTTGGATTACGTTCGCTTATTGATGACTTTAAAAAAGATACTTGGACTCTGATTTTTGGTTATTATGTGCACAATAAAACATTAGATTTATTAATTAGCAATGATGATTGCTTTGACATTAAAAAAAAAATATATGCTAGCATTTGTAGTCTTAAAGAAGAAAAAAAGAGTGAAGCAATAGAAATATGCACAACTTGTGAAGACGAAGATAAAGACGAATGTTCTATTTGCTTACAAGTTATGGACCCGTCTAGCACTATTACAACTTTGTGCGGTCATACTTATCATAGAACATGCTTATATCCAATGTTTGCTGAGGCTGTTAAAAATTATTCAAGTAAACCAAAAATTAGTTGCCCATTATGCAGAGCAGATGTTTTTATAAAGGCGAAGTTATCATTGATGGAAATAACACATTATTAAACAAAGCAAAACGAAAAAAAAACATTTTTTTTATGAAAAATAAGAGACAAAAGACATTAGCAATAGTCTCTAACTAAAAGGAGCACGACATAATGGGCACGGAACACACGACTTGTCGCGGTTTTCTTTGCGTTCTAAGAACACACGCTTGCAATCAGCTAAACATTTGTGATGATATATATGTCCGCACTCAGTTTTAACACAAACAGGATTTTCTGAATTAGTACCCAAGCAAATAGAACAAATCCAACCTTCTTCATGCTTAATGTCGATTGCTAATACTTTCAATAACACAACATCTATATTGTTAGTGCGCTTAGACATATGAGGCAAGTTATATTGTGTCGTCATAGTCCGACTGCTAAACCACGAAAAAGGACGGTCAAAGTCGCTTTCTATTAGGCATTCTCCGTGGTTTGTTACCCAGCTTTTTGCTTCGGCTGTCAAGTCGGTGTCCATATCCCAAAATTCTGAACTAGTCAAACGACTAAATGCGTCTTCTAGTTCATAGCATAAGTCATCTTCATTGACTGGAAAAGAAGGCATGTCCTGTTGTTCTAAACGCTCAATAGTTTGACGTCTCATTTCCTTAGTCACTATGCGTCGAAGACAATGCTCAAACTTTGACATTTTATCTTCATCATACCACGAATGTGTTCGCACCCAACTATTCATAATTGCCTTCAAATCTCTTGAAAGCTTACTTAAATCAATAGTTTTTTGAATTTCTTCTACTATCTTAGCGATTTGATAATTTATGATAGACACAAAAGCAGAGTGTTCATACATTGTGCTAATACGAATACTTTGCGTTGTTAGCCAATTATCCATACTCCAATTATCCATACTATCACTACTATCCATACTAGTACTACGCTCAAAAGCAGTACCATCGTAATCATACAAAGCTCTAGCTCTAATAGTATCCATATTTTGTTTTGTTTTGCTTTGCTTTGTTTTGCTTTGCTTTGTTCAGGCTAATAATTAGCTAAATAAAAAATCATTTCAATTTTAATCAGCATACACTAGTGCATTAAAAAAATATGCAATATATAAGACATAATACACAATACGCTAGTCTTTAATTAACGTCAGCACGACACAACGGGCACGGCATACAATCCTTGTAATAATTTTCCTCACGTTCAAAGTATGAACGCTTGCACTGCTCCAAACAACCCCTGTGGAATATGTGCGCACACGCAGTTTTAACGCAACTAGGGTCTTCCGTGTCATCATCCAAACAAATAGGGCAATCCCAAGGTTCTTCATGCATGAAGTCATATGGCGCTAGCTCTAAATCGACGTTCTTGATATGCCTAGGAACATGAGGCAAATTACAATGCGTCGTCCTTGATTCATTGCAAAACCATGCGAAATTATGATCGTAGTCACATTGCAAAACGTGGTCACTGTATTGTTGTGCCCACGAAATCGCGTTGTTTGTCAATCGAGGATCTGTCTCCCATTCCATGAGTTCCATCCAACGTGATGCCCGTTCCACTGCATCATAGAAGTGACCTTCATTGAGAACTCCGTCTTTTAGCACCGCTCTCTTTGCCTTCAAAAAGGTAGTCATAAACACACTAATTTCATCAGCCACCGCAGCCTCCAAACAACACTCAAACTTTGCCACATAAACCTCGTTGTACCATGAGTGAGTTCTTATCCAGCAATTCATGATGGCCTCCAATTCTCTGGGAAGTTTCCGCACGTCAAACCTGTGTTGAATAGCCTCTAGTGCTTCATCGCCTGCACTGTTGATTCTTGTCCGTAGCAGAACGTCATCAATAATAAGATCGCCAAACAAGCTCCGGATCTCGGCAAACATAGTGCTCTTCTTTGCTCTTTTCTCTCTATATATAAGCGCTAGGCTAGCAATTAACTAAATAAAAAATAATTCAATTTTAAAAAAGTATAACAACATATTTTTTAGTATTTTAAGCATAAAAATAAAAATAAAAAAAATATGCAAAACACACCACACCTTTAAACACTATTAAAGAGTTTCAGCGCCCACAAGAGTTTCAGCACGGCACAAGAGTTTCAGCACGGCACAAGAGTGCCAGCGCCCACAAGAACCAAACCAATCTCTTCCTGGTCCTGTTCCTGCACCTGCTCCTCTTCCTGCTCCTCTTCCTCTTCCTGCTCCTGCTCCTCGTATTCTACAGGCTTAGGACGATGAGGCATAATATGACACACCACTTGATTTACACAGTCGTAATACTGAAAATATCCACCGTCCCCGCCCTCTATCAAGCGACCCTCGTCGTGCTCCTTTACCCAATGCAAAGCCTCAGCCTCCAGCTCAGCACCCATGGTCGGCCAATATTCTTCCTTATAATAATGCAAACTATTTGACGCGGTGCACAGGGCATAAAACAAATCCTTTTCCGGGTATACTAGTCCACCCTCCTGAATCATCCACTCTGACAAAAGGTCAAACACCCGAGTCTTCAGCTCCCTAGACACGACTTCCCACAAACACTTCTCAAACTTTGCCCCTCCATCATGGTCGTACCACCCAGTTCTTGCCCACATATTCATAATCTCGAGCAACTTTTCAGGAAGATGCGCAACAATCACACGGCATTGAATACCCTCCATTGCACCAGCAATAGCGTCCTTGACCAGCTTGTCATGCTTGGCATTGGTCATCAACTCCATAATCGCTTGAGCATCCATAGTCGCTTCACGCTCTCTCTCTATATAAATGCTAGGCTAGCAATTAATTAAATAAAAAATCAATTCAATTTTATAAAAACATAACAACAATTTTTAAAAGGCTATTTACCAGTCATAGGGGCTATTTACCATGCCAGTCATAAGCGCTAGGAGGAGGAATGTGACGAACCATTGAGCGCATTGTTGACCTACAATGGCAACTACACCCATTCAGGTCCATCAGACGACGCCAATTGTTGTTATTGCGCCAAGCAATATAGTCATCTTCTTCTAGAGTGTTTAGAGCACTTTCTTGTGCTTTTGACATAGTTCTAGCATCTAAGTCTGGGTCATATTCATAAGACAACGGTTTATCGCTTTGATGTCTTGGACAACAGTCACAACGTGCTAGTGCAGCAAACAATTTTTCTTTTGCTTCGGTGCTTTGCTCATCCATATAAACAGGTCCTCTACAATAAGGACAAGTAATTAGCCCACATAATGAACCCTTATTGCATGCAGAAGTCCATTGTTGTAAACACGCTTTATGAAATATGTGACCACACGCTGTAATAAGTCTTCGCTTACCTCTTCCTGAAATACAGCCATCTACTTCAATATTCCCATCATTGTCTTCTAAACATATATTACAAGTCACAATATCATCAATCATAAAACCACAAAAAGGCGGCAATAGTATTGTCAACTTGGGCAAAGGTTTGAGTTTAGTTTCCATAGTCACTTTCAAGCTCATAATTTAAGCTTTTTATATAGTTATAAGTTGCTAATATATATATAAAAATAAATCAATTTTTTTCATATATATATATATATATTATGGGTGGTTATAAGTTATTATAAGTTATAAGTTAATATATGTTAAAAAATAAATAACATCTTCATAACTCAGATTAATATTAAAAGCATTTCTATAAATTTTATAGTCGTATGGTAATTCGATAATAGTTGCACATTTATTTATAAAAGTAATACAGCATATTCCGTCTATTTTTTTACTAAAATTCAGTTTTGTTGTTATTATTGGTATGTTTGTTGTTTCATCAAGCGCAACTATTAATTCACTAATAGTTGTAGGTGTTTTGATTGTGCATTGACCTAAATAATTCGACGTTAATATATTAAGATTATAATTTTCTATATTACTAATAGTATTTGCAATAAAGTTTATATATATTTCCTTTACTTCATAACTATTTATTTTATTATTGTTGTAATCAATTACTAAGTTATGCGCTAAATCATATAAATAAGTAAAATTATTATTATTATTATTACTAATTGAAGCAACATATGCCACGCACCCAGAAGAATAACAATAAATAGGTTTGTTAGCTATATTAGCTAAATTAGCTATTTTATTTTTTTGTAAATATCCATAATAATACCAAAATCCAGAAAATCCTCCCCCTCTAATATATACACAATCGCCATTATTAGTATTAGTATAAAACAAAGCACCAAGTAAAATTAAGATGGTTGTTAAAATATGCTTTAGTGTCATTTAAAATATAAATAGGATTTACTATTTAAGTATTATTTAATATTTATTTTCTCCAATAAGCTATTATTATATATCAAATTACCAGAAGGTTTATATGTTTTAATATCTTTATAATCCTTGGTACTAGTATTAGTTTTAATACTTTTATTATTAGAAAATAGCATATGTTCGCTATTTACTGCTTGAGTATTTGCATTACTAGCACTGTTAGCACTATTTTCTTCATTTATAATATTACCATTTTCATCAATAGAGTTTCCGGTTCTTTTCTTTATTTCACTTCTAACATAACTAGGAACCCAGTGTTTCCAGCTTATAAATAGCAAATTTGGGTGTGTATATCTTACAATAAATCCATTGTCTCTCAATTTTTCAATAACATAGGCAGTACAATCTCTATGGTCATATTTAGGAACCCCTAAAATCATTTCGGGCATAACATACCAACAGCAGTTTTCATTTAACATATTTTTAGATATATATTTAATTTTATTATGTATTCTTATTAATATATTATTATAATTTTTTAAGACATTCAAGTCTTGTTGTTGTTTTTTGCTATATAATTCGTCAATATTTAATTTTAAAGAAGAGTCTTCGCTATCTATTTTATTTGAAAAATTATAAAAAATATCATTAGACATACTATTTTTTTAAATTATAATAATATTAAAAAATAAGTAATTAAGCTCATTTTAATAACTTTTATAAGTATAAGTATAAAGTTATATAAAAATATATAAAAATATATATAAATAAATAAATAATAATAATGACAATTAAACACTTGATTTTGACGGGTGGTGGTCCTATTGGATTTGTTGAATATGGTGCTTTAAAATATTTAGCAACCAACAATATTATTAATTATAATAATATAGAATCTATATATGCTGTGTCTATTGGTGCCTTTATGGGTTTTATATATATATTAAAATTGGACTGGTTATGGGTGGATGATTTTTTAATTAAAAGACCATGGAACAAATTAGTTAGTTTTTCTTATACAAATTTACTATATGAAAAAGGTATAATAACTAGAACTGCGGTAGTCAATGCATTAGAGCCGTTATTTTTAACCAAAAATATACCGTTGTCTATAACACTATTAGAGTTTTATAATTTAACAAAAATAGAGTTTAATATATATGCTTGTAATTTTACGAGCTTACGACAAAAAAAATTTAATCATATTACTACGCCTAACATAATGTTAGTCGATGCTTTATATGTATCGTTAGCGATTCCATTAATATTTGCACCGCTAATTATTGATGATTGCTTTTACTTAGATGGAGCTATAATACAAGGCTGTCCTATAAATAATTGTATTGCTGAAAAACAATGCGACCATAGTGAAATTTTATGCTTTATAAATGACAAAACTGATCCAATTGACTTATCTAATGTTTATCATGCTAATAGCACTAATATTAACAATATTAGCAATATTAACAATATTAGCAATATTAACAATATTAGCAATATTAACAATATTAATTTTTTAAAATATTTTTATTTATTGTTTAATGCCTGGTTTATGAACATATCAAACATTGAAAATGAAATAATTGTTCATATAAAAAATAGTATAAATGTTGCTTTAATTCATAATGGTGCAAATTTGAAATATTGGTATTATATTTTAAATACAGATTCTGAGAGAACACATTTAATAAATTTGGGAACACTACAAGCTAAAAAGTTTATTAGCAATTTAGAATTAGAAAATGACACTAACCCTAATCCTATATTTAGTAACTTAGAAGTTGAAACACAAGCTGTTAGTGATTTAGTAGATAGAAAAATTTTATATGTATTAAATACTTATTTTAAGTATGTGTCATATATATTTTATATTTATTTTATAGTTATTTTATATATATTTACTAAAAATATAAAAATATAAAAAATTATTATCATTTAATAATATTATTATTGTTATTATTAAATGACAATAGTTAAACATTTAGTTTTCTCAGGAGGTGGTCCTATTGGATTTGTGGAATATGGTGCATTAAAATATTTAACTGAGAAAAATTTTCTTGACTATAAAAATATAGAATCGATTTATTCCATATCAGTTGGAGGTATTATAGGCTTAATTTATATATTGAATTACGATTGGACATGGATGGATGATTTTTTAATTAAGAGACCTTGGAACAAATTATGTAATATTTCTTATAGTTCATATATTAATATATTATATGAAAAAGGCATAATTAATAAAAAAGTCATAATTAGCGCACTAGAGCCATTATTTTTAGCTAAAAATATACCGCTAAATATTACACTATTAGAGTTTTATAATTTAACAAAAATAGAGTTCAATATATTTGCTTGTTGTTTGAGCAACTTAAAGCAAACCAAATTTAACTATATTACTACTCCAAATGTTGAATTAATAGATGCTTTATACATATCTTTAGCTGTTCCAATAGTTTTTGCACCATTATATGTTAATGATGACCTTTATTTAGATGGTGGTATAATAGTTGGCTGCCCTATTAATCTATGTATTGCAGACAAAGAATGCAATAATGATGAAATTTTTTGTTTTATGAATGATAAAATGCATCCTATTGACTTATCTAACAGCTTTTATAATAAATATTCGGAAAATACTAAAGCCAATAATGTTATATCTAAAGAGGCTAATTTTTTCGAATATATATTTTTTCTTATTAAAAAGTTGTTTGTTAAGATTTCAAATGTTGAAAATGATATTGTTACTTATATTAAAAATCATATTAATACCGCATTATCATATAATTCTATTGATATAAGCTATTGGTTTCAAGTTATGTCTTGTGAAAAAGAACGATGTCATTTAGTAAATTTAGGAAAAATACAAGCAATGAATTTTCTTAATAAATTAGAAGAAGATGCACTAAAAGAAGATGCACTAAAAGAAACTAGATGTGATGAACAAATTACTACTTTAGCTAATCAAGAAGGAGAGGCAGAAGCACAGGCAGAAGCACAGACAAGCATAAGCATTAGTAATCAAGAAAAAGAAGAAGAAGAAGGAACAGGAGAGGCAGAACCTAACACTAGCATTAGTTCTTTAGCTAATCAAGAAGGAGAAAGAGAAACAGTCTCTAAGTCTTCTTTTTAATAGTCGATTCTAAAAATTGTATTAAATTTTCCTTAGTTGGTTTAGCATCATAATCATATACTTTTCCTTTATATATTAATTTTATGGTTGGATAACCTTGTATTTTATACTTAGTTGCCATAGCTGTATTTTCATCACAATCTATTTTAGTTACTGTAATTTTATAGCTGTTTTCAGCATTTAATCCATTAACATAGTCTTCAAATTTCTTAATTTCTGGCATAGATTGCTTACAATAAGGGCACCATTGTGTATAAAAATATAATACTAATACATCATCACTAGTGTTGCTTTTTTTATTAATAAATTCTTTATTTACTTGATGTTTCTTATTTATTAAATTCTTGATAAAGTATTTATATACATATATTGCTACTAACAAAAATAGTGCTACTACAACTAATAGTATTATCAGCTTTTTCTTGTCTTTTGCGCTATTTACAAAATCATCTTTGAATTTTACTAAATAACTATTCAAAATCTTTGAAATGTTTTTAAACATATTTATTTATATATAATAAATAATTAATTATTTTATATTTAACATAATAAATAAATTATTATATTAACTAATATTATTAAGTAATACTATTTAAAAATATGATAAATACTAAAAAAAATACTAAAAATACTAAAAATACTAAAAATACTAAAAATACTAAAAAAAAAACAAAAAAACTTATGATTTATAACACTAAAGATTACAGTAGCGGAGATGGTATGTTAACAAGTATATGGGGGCCTAGTTTGTGGCATTATTTACACGTAATGAGTTTTAATTATCCAATTAAACCAACTAATTTACAAAAACAAAAATATAAACAATTATTGCTTAATTTTCAGCACACATTGCCTTGCAAATATTGCAGAATAAATCTTAAAAATAATTTTAAAAAGTTTCCATTAACAGATACTATTTTTAAAAATCGTAATAATTTTTCGCGTTATATTTTTAATTTGCATGAACAAATAAATAAAATGTTAGGAAAGACTTCGGGGCTAACATATTGCGAAGTGCGTGATAATTATGAAAACTTCAGATCGCGTTGCACTATTGAAAAATCTAAACTATTTAATTATACAAAAAAGAATGAAAAAGAAAAAGAAAAAGGTTGCACAACACCACTATATGGAAAGAAATCTAAATGCATAATAAATATTGTTCCTCAAGAGAAAAAATGTAAAACATTTAAAATAGATAAAAAATGCTTTAAGCATAAATAAATTAATTATTTTAATTAAAAAATAAAATAATTAAAATAAATAAATAATTAAAATAAATATATATGTTATAAATGCATAAACGTTCCCACTCAAGAAAAAAAAAGCGTATTAACTTCGCTGCGTTATCTAAGAAAAAATTAATTAAGTTCATAAAAAATCTTACACGAAGAACAAGTAAAAGAGTTAGAAGGTTTGCAAAACAAAAAGGAGGATGAGGAGAGATTCCTGTTTAAATTATTTAAACAGGTGTTATAAAAAAATAATACATACTATGAAAATATTATGATTAATCTAATTTATTAGATTCATAATGTTTGAGAAAAAATGTATATAATAACTATTATTACTATTTAAAGATATAAATAGAAATAATATTTAGCATTAACATACTTTATTTAGGTTCCAAATGTGCTAAAGTCTGCTAGCACAGGTCTTGGTAAAAAGGCGTTATTTATACCTTGCTCATAATTTGGAACTTTCTTACATTCAAAATTGCTTTCTGGGCATCTTTGTGGTGGAGGACACGGAGCGGTAGTTTCTTTATAAACAGTCTTTACTTTAGTATGATTGCTAGAGTCATCTACATTTTTGGTGCCTATATTTTGCGATAATAGATTACCATCTGGGTCAAATTTAAACACATCCTTCATAGATGTGTTATTAGTCTTTAATGTGCTAGTGTCTTTTGCTGAAACACTAGGTATTTCTTTAGTTGCAGAAATAGCTACATCACTATTTAAATATGAATTTTTAGCCATCATAGGTGTTACTTGTGGAGCAAATAGTGTTTCGGCATATTCTAACGGGTTCATAGTATTTACAGGATTTACAATTGGATTTGACGGTAAATTCATAGCGGTTTCAAAATTATTGTATATAGGCGGAACATAGCTAGAACCGAAATTGCCTTTGTTCAATAAATATAAAAATAGCTCATCATTCATATCTTGTGTTCCATTAGCCTTTCCAAATAGCCCTGAAAAGTTTATATCACCAATTGAGGCTGATGCACTTGCAGGCGTTGTATTTGCTGACGATTCTACAATTAGTGTAGTTTCTTTTAAAGCGATTGTTTGAAATACTCCTGATTTAATAATGTCTACATTATTAATTCTCATATTAAAACTTGATAATTTGTTATTAAATAAATCATATAAATTTCCTGAGTTTTCAAGCATTAACATATACATACCACAAATGTCTGTAGGTGAGCTAGCCGATTTTAGTGTTGCAGTTATATCTAATATAACACTGGGCTTAACATTATATAATTGCACAGAACTATTATCTTTAGTGTATCCTATTAATGCCTTGTTAGCTATAAAATAATTCTTTAAACTTGACACGATTCCTGATTTAAAGTGGTCCTTTGTAACAGTTTTAACCGGGTCCATAATTATATTTTCAACATAATAATTGTAAGCTCCATTATTTAATTTATAATAGTTATAACTAGAGTCGCTACTTTCTGGAATAATATTATTGGGGTCAATCCTATTTGATATAAATGTTTCTTTTATATTTTGCATATTAATATACACAATTGTTGATAATATTACAATTATTAATAACATAATTATTAATAAATTTTTTTTAAAATTTAGAGCCATATTATTTTATTATAATATAAATATAATAAAATTTCTATATAATTTTAAATGTTAAAAGCAATTTTTAAAAAACTCTAAACAAAGCTATTTTTAAAACTACTCTTCAAAGCAAGGTCCAAAAGTTCTATACAATGTTGTTAAAAAAAATAAAATTATTAAAATAGCAATAGTTACTAATATTATAATTAGTAATATGAGAAGAACTTTTAAAAATATTATAAAATTTTTTTTAAAATTGCGAAAACTCATTTATTTATTATAATATAAATAATATAATAAATTTGCTATATAATTTTAAATGTTAAAAGTGAAAAATTCTAAACTATGCCTCGAAAAAAAATATAATAACACTAGTGCTATTATAGAAATTGGTATAGATGAGGCAGGAAGAGGACCGCTATTTGGCAGGGTTTATAGCGCTGCTGTTATATTACCTGACAACAGTGAATTTAACTATGAATTATTGAAAGACAGCAAAAAATTTACATCTGAGAGCAAAAGAATTGATGTTGCTAACTATATACAAGCTAATGCATTATTTTGGGCAGTAGCTTATGAAGATGAAAAAATCATTGATTCTATAAATATTAGGCAAGCAACTTTAAGCGCTATGCACAAAACAATTAAAACAATTTTAAACAGCTATTATGAGAAAAATGGTAAATTATGCTCAAATGAAATGTGCTATTTGTTGGTAGATGGCAACGATTTTAAACCTTTTACTTATTATTGCGAAACATCTAATATTATTAAACAATTAAATCATGTTTTGGTTGAAGGCGGAGATAATAAATATTGCTCAATTGCTGCTGCATCAATATTGGCAAAAGTAGAACACGATAAATATATTAAAGAGATGTGCGCAAATTTTCCTAAATTAGACACTTATTATGGACTTTTAAGTAATAAAGGTTATGGAACTTCTAAACATATTGAAGGAATAAAAAAATATGGAATTAGTAAATGGCATCGTGCTACATATGGATGTTGTAAAGAAGCAACAATAAATGAAGATGAAGATGGCGATTTTTATAAGAATTAGGTATTAAATAGACTCGTGACGCAGACGCCGTGCCCAGGAAGTTTTGAATTCTTTGATTTTTTGATTGTTTTTTTGCTTCTTACTTTTTAGTTCATTATTAATAAGCAATAATTTTAGCAGTTTGTCTTGCTTAGTGCATATATTGTTAATAGCCGTTTTAATCTCATAAAGCTCTTTGCTTAATTTTTGCTTCTTTGAACTTTGCTTTTTCTTAAAGCTAGCATAGTTTTTTTCGTAATTAGCATAATTAAAATTATCTAAACTATAATCAGTGTTAAATTTAATAGGCTCTTCTTCGTCTTTTTGTTCTTGGTCTTGGTCTTTTTGGTCTTCTTCTAGCTCATCATTATTATAAAAACATTCTTCGTCACTGTCATAGTCTGAGTCACAAGTTGAATAATTTTGAAACTTCTTATTGTGATTAACTAAAACACTAGATTTGTCTTCATTGTATGGACTAAATTGAACTTCCCAAAAATTAGGGTCATCATATACGATTATGCCTTTCTTATTTTCAATAGAGCTATAGAAATTGCGAGCTCCTTGATTACTATAATAATAATCAATTTCAATCAATGCAAAACCATAAGGGCATCTATCTTCAACATAGTATTCGGGTTCGCAGTGTTTAAATACTTGCACCTTTTTAACTTTAGCAATATTATAATAATCAAAATATTTAATAATAGTAGGAATATCTTCAACCACAACATAATCAGGAATATAGAGAGTGGTGTTAGAAAACATATTTATTTCTTATAATTAATTGTATAAATAGTTATAAGAAATCAATTTTTTTAATTAAAATTAAAATTGCTCTTTTTGAGTGTTACTTTTTATTGTTTTTTTGCTTTTCTTGTTTGTCTTTTTTTCCTATTTTTTTTAATGCTTCTTTTATTGTTTCTTTTAATGCTTCTTTTATTGTTTCTTTTATTGTGCTTTATTGTTTTAGCACCTCCTAAATGTTGCGTTAGTCCTATGTTAGCTTCGTTTTGTGTTGTTACTGGCGCAGTTACCGGTGCTGTTTCTTGTGTTGTAACTGGCGCAGTTACTAGTGTTGTTACTGGTGCGCTTAGTGGCGCTTTTTTTTTCATAACATTAATTTCATTAACGCTATCTGTTAATATACTATTCAATGTTTTAAATAGTGTTATATGTAAATCTAGTAATATTATTTCAGTCTTTTTACTGAGTTCGCTAATATACTTATATGTTAAATTGCTATTTAAGCTTATAATAGCGCCCGTTTTTTTATCAAACATAAAGAGCTCTTTAACAATATTATTATATAAATTAGCACGAGAGTCAAAGTAATTCTTTGTCATTGTATTTAAATGTGACTTGAACGCATTAAAAAATTTGAAATTAGCAAATTTGTGATGTGACTCTGATTTATAATAACTTACTATTGCGTCTCTATTTTCTTTATTTAAAATAGTTCCTAATAGTTTGCGCTTTGTTTCTATAATTTTATTAAATGGTTCGTGCTGTTTATCTACTTCATCTATAAAGATTGTAGCTTCCTTGCTTTCAGTGTCACTTGTTTCTAGTTGTATAAATTTAAAATTGTCATCTCTAAAAATCAGGCAACTTTCTCCTAAAAAATCTAATTCAAATATTTTTGAACTAGAAATGTGTTGTAAAATTTCGGGTATTTTGGCTCCTAATGTTTCATTAGTCATGTTACTTACACCTTTAGTTAAAAAGCTAACATTAAAATTAGTTGGGTCTAGTTGTTCGTCTTTGTTATTTTCAAATAATATAACAAATATTGAATAAAATATATTGCTAGACAATTGCAGTTTTTCTTTTTCTTTTTCTTTTTCTTTTTCTTTACTCAAATTTGGATCTAAATCTGGATTTGTTTCTGGGCTTAACCCTGTTTCCGGGCTTAACCCTGTTATTGATGGCGATGCTGTGCTTAACCCTGTTTCTGACGGTGATGCTGTGCTTAACCCTGTTTCTGACGGTGACGCTGTGCTTAATCCACTAGCTACATTATTAGTAGTTACAATTGGTGATTCAGTTTTCTTACCTAATAGTGTATTATACATATTGTAAAACACATTGCCTCCACTTTGAGTATCAGCGTTTTTATTTTGCTCTATAGGAGGGAGAGGGACTGCTCTTCCATAAGGGTCTTGTGTTTGAATAGGAGGGAGTGCTCTTCCATAAGGGTCATGTGTTTGAATAGGAAGGACTGCTCTTCCATAAGGGTCATGTGTTTGAATAGGAGGGATTGCTCTTCCATAAGGCTCATGTGTTTGAATAGGAAGGACTGTTCTTCCATAAGGGTCATGTGTTTGAATGGGAGGGAGTGCTCTTCTATAAGGCTCGTGTGTTTCAATAGGCTCAGGTCTTCTAATAGGCTCAGGTGTTTCATAGGGGTCATGAAAAGGCTCAGGTATTCCATAAGGGTCCATAGCAGGCTCAAGAGCAGGTTCGCTAGTATTTGTTTGAGCAGGCTCAAGAGCAGGTTCGCTAGCATTTGTTTGAGCAGGGTCAAGAGCAGGTTCGCTAGCATTTGTTTGACTAGTGTCAAGAGTAGGGTGTATAGGTGGAGGAGGTTCATCATGAGGCGATTCATAATCATCGGTATTTTCTTCAGTCTTTTCTTCAGTAATCAATGAATCATAAATATTGAAAGTTTGGTATATACTTTTAACAATAATATAGAGTTTGATAAAGCTCAGAGAGATTATTTTGCATAACAATCTTTTTTTATTAAGTTGTGTAATATCAGAGCTCGATTTTTCTAAATTGTGTTCATCCAATATTTTTTTCAAGTCTTTTAAATCAAAAAAATACAAAACTTTATCCTTGTAATTTGTTTTAGAATTTCCTTCACTAACATCTATGTCATAGGGAATATTAATTCTATTAAAATATTTTTCAAAAATATCGCTTGTTAAAATATATAAGTCTTCACATTCATTGCATTTAGATTTACCAATTGGTATATTAGGATCACCACTTTTATAGTCTTCAAAATCCGAAACAAACGTTAATAATAAATTTGAATTATTTAAAAAAAATGTAAATTTTTCATTCACAAAACTATTAAGTTGGTCGTGTGTTTTATTTGAACCATTAAAAAAATCTACTATATTTGTTAAGAAACTCATAATATATACTTATATATTATAATATATAATATTATAATTAAAATACTATATTAAAATACTATATTAAAATATATAATTGAAACAAAATAAGTTTAAAAGTAAATTATTAAATAATTGAGAGAATAAATGTCACTACAGTTAAATGTTGACTCGATTTTAAATAATATAAATAAAGCACAAAAATCGAATAAGCAAGAAACACGGAAAAATAAATTAAAGGAAAATTCAAATAAAAAGCTATGGACTATTTTTGATGAAGAATATAAAGAAAAGCCTGACTTTGAATGTGTTTATACAAAAGAAAAAGACATGCTTACAAGCGATAATATGTGTGCTAATTGTGAGAGTTCGTTGTTTATTGGAGAAGATGGATTTTTAACATGTTCTAATGTGTGTTGCGGTCTTATTTTTAAAGATAATTTGGATCAAACTGCTGAATGGCGGTTTTATGGCGCAGATGATAACAGTCACTCAGACCCTACACGTTGTGGAATGCCTATTAATCCGTTATTACAAGAGTCGTCTTATAGTTGCAAAGTGTTGTGTCCGGGCAAATCAAGCTATGAAATGCATAAAATCCGCAGATATACTGATTGGCAAGCTATGCCATATAAAGAAAAGTCGCGCTATGATGAATTTCAATTAATTTCAAATATATCTCAAAATTCGGGGATTCCAAAAATTATTATTGATGAAGCAATGCGCCTTCATAAAAAAATATCGGAAACAAAGACTTATCGTGGTCTTAATCGTGATGGAATTATTGCTGCATCAATTTACATTTCTTGCAGGATTAATAATTATCCGCGCACAGCCAAAGAAATAGCTGACATATTTAATTTAGACAATGCGAGTGCTACAAAAGGCTGCAAAAACGCTCTTACAATTATTAATGAAATAGAACACAATAGTAATTTAAATGAGGACATTACATCGCTAAGTCAAACAACTCCGTCATCATTTATTGAGAGATTTTGCAGTAAATTAAATATCAATAATGAGCTTACAAACTTGTGTAAATTTGTTGCTTTCAAAATAGAGCAATTAAAATTAATTCCTGAAAATACACCGCATTCAATTGCTGGAGGTATTATATATTTTATATCGCAGGTGTGTAATTTAAATATTACGAAAGCATCAATCAATAATGTTAGCAAAATTAGCGAAGTTACTATTAATAAATGTTATAAAAAGCTTGAAAATTATAAGACTATTTTAATTCCTGAAATCATTTTGAAAAAATATAATTAGGGGAGTTTTTAAGCTAGTAACTAATTAAAATTTAGTAATTAGTTTTTAAATAGTTTTTTTTATTGTTTTTAATTGTCTTAAATTTAACATAATAAATGTAACATAATAAATTTAACATAATAAATTTAACATAATAAATTTAAATATAGTTTATTATATTAATAAATATGGATTTAAAAATTCCAAAGCTAATTTTTATTATTCCTTATAGAAATCGCGAAAAAGAAAAGACGCATTATTCTATATATATGAAATACATTATGGAAGATTATGATAAAAATGATTATGAAATTTATTATAGTCATCAAACAGATAATCGGCCTTTTAATCGGGGAGCTACTAAAAATATTGGGTTTATTGCTATGAAAAACAAGTATCCGCAAGATTATAAAAATATTACATTTGTTTTTAATGATATTGATACGCTACCGGCGCTAAAGAATACTTTTAACTATATTACGACCGCAGGAACAGTTAAGCACTTTTACGGATATCAGTTTGCATTAGGTGGTATTTTCTCCATAATAGGTAGTGATTTTGAAAAATGTAATGGGTTTCCTAATAATTGGGGCTGGGGATTAGAAGATAATGCAATGTATGATAGAGTATTATTGAATGAACTAAAAGTCGATAGAACGCAGTTTTTTGCTACGAATTCTAAAGAAGTTATTCAAATTTATGATACTCCACATAGATTAATTAATAATAATGAACCCAACAATTATATTCACAAAAATTTGAGAGATAACTTGAATAGCATTTATGAGTTAGATTATAGTATTGAAAGCAATAATAATAATAATAATATATTAGAAGGTCAAAGCATAGAAACCTATAAAATAAGTTATATACCTCAAAATGAATTTATTATTAACATAGTTAATTTTAGAACACTCGTAAATCCGGCTAATGAAATCTTCTATAATCAAAATACATTTTATGACTCCGGCCTAAGACCAAATATATATGAAGACAATGTTAGACGTAACAGATGGGGACTAACCTTTAAACATGTGTAATAAATATTACTCTTTATATTGTTTAAAAAATCAATATAAAGAACAAAGCAAAGCAAAGCAAAGCAAAGCAAAGCAAAGCAAAGCAAAGCAAAGCAAAGCAAAGCAAAGCAAAGCAAAGCAAAGCAAAGCAAAGCAAAGCTTTATTCCACAGTTACAACTTTTGCCAAATTTTTGGGCTTGTCTGGATTAATGCCTTTTGCAACAGAAATTATATATGCCAATTTTTGCAATAGCACTGTAAATAAGATTTCATTATAATAATCCAATTTATTAATTAGCATACAACTATGCTCTGCTATTTGCAATTCATTTATAACATTTTGAGAATTTGTTATTACAAATAGGTTTGTTTCTCGTCCGATTATTTCATAATATGTAGATTTCATATTATTATAATTAATAATATCATTACTATCAATTAATAGCAATGTTAAATTGGTGTTGTCTAATAAAGCAAATGGACCATGCTTTAAAGAACCTGCTGAAAATCCTTCACAATGAATGTAACACACCTCTTTAATCTTTAATGAACTTTCACACGCTACTGGATATAGCTTGTGCTTACCTAATATAAATATACTGCTGTAATTTTTAAGTATTATATTATCTCTCAAAGCCGTTAGTTTGCTAGTAATAGAATTAGAAAATAGCATTTGCTTTAGCGAGTGCGAGAGAAATCTAAGACTGTTTATTTTCATATTATTATTATGATGATTATTAACAAACCACATACTTACTAAACTTAACACCACCAACATACTAGTAAAAGACTTTGTCGAGGCAACACTAATTTCTAGCCCTGCGTTTAAATATACACCACATTCAACCTCTCGCGCTAATAACGAGTCTACTTTATTAATTATTCCCATTGTTAAACAGTGCTTATTTTTGCAAATCTTTAAACAATTGAAAACATCTAATGTTTCGCCCGATTGAGACAAAAAAACACACATTAGCGTGCTATAATTTTTTATATTTGGTAAGCAATTTTCGGTAAATTCACACGCATTTATGCATTTTACAGTTACAAACTTATTTAGCTCGTTTAAATAAATCTCTCCCGCTAGCGCAGCATTATAACTTGTTCCACAGCCAATTAAGTATATATATTCTATATATGATGTTATATTAAGTATTTGGTCAAGACCCCCCAATTTTATGATGTTGTTGCTAATGCGACCACCATAATTATATGCTTTTTGTATTGTTTCGGGTTGCTCGTTTATTTCTTTCAACATCCAATGCGCATATTGATTTTTAGTATTCCATATATCTTTATAATCGCTATTTTCTATGCTATAACTAATATAACTATTGTTAGCTAGACTTTGACTTTGACTTTCACTTGTTTCTAGTTCTAAAAATGTATAATTGTTATTGCTTATTTTTACCACACTATTGTCGTTTAATGCTATATAGTCTTGCGCTAGCCCATTAAACCCATTTATTTCAGAAGAGCATAATATATAATTAGTATTGCTTGCTAATAATAATGGAGAGCCACGCCGTGACACATAAAATGTATCAATTTCCTTAGTATAAATAATTACTAATCCCCACGTCCCTTCTAACATTGAGAGAGTTTGTGAGAGACCTTCTTCAAAACTCGCATTATTATTAATATAATATTCTAGCAAATTGGCTATGACTTCGCTGTCGGTTTCGCTATAAAAAGTATAATTTTTTGAAATTAAAAATTCCTTAATACTTAAAAAGTTATTGATTATTCCATTATGCACTAATATTATTTCTCCATTATTAGAAATATGAGGATGCGCATTGGCATCCGTTTTTCCTCCGTGTGTTGCCCATCGCGTATGTCCGACTGCAAATTTTGAGTATATGCTTGTCTTTAAATCGTTTTTGTTTATATTAAACTTAGTTTTCAAGAGAGTTAAACAGTCGTCTTTTGGTGTTGATGCTTTTTTTATTATGTCATAATTAGAAGTATTTTGATTATAATAGCATATGCCCATAGAGTCATAACCTCTGTTTTGTATTAATTCGAGGCTATTAAAAATGTGATCTAAAGCATTGTCATTTGTTTTTGAATATATAAATGTTATTCCGCACATTTATTATTGTATTATTAAATTAACTATAACAATTAATTTTAATATAATATTTTTTATAATATAATATTTTTTATAATATAATATTTTTTATTATATAATATTTTTTATTATATTAAAATATTTTGAAATATATAATATATTTTATAATATAATATTTTTTAATATTATAATATTTTTTATAATATAATATTTTTTATTGCTTTTAAGCAACACTAGTGAGAGATTGGGTATATGGATTATTTTTGAAGGCACTTAATAGTGACTCGTCTAGCCTGGCATTATTATAATTTAAATCATAACCTTGTTTTCCATTTAGTTCTCCAATAAATTCGGTTGAAGGTATAATACTTAGGCCGTTGTTAGTTACTAACGGTCTATTTTGTTGCATTATGTTATCATTTCGCGCAGTGGTAGAATTATTATAATTATTAAATAGCGACATATTGCCCTGATTTGCTCGTGACTCGTAAGTCTTATTTACATTATTTTGTTGCGCATAAGCATTATTATAAAGTCGCTGACCCTGATTATTATTGCCACCTGTTCCAATATATTCCTTGTTTGTGGTGGTTCTTTGATTATCGTAATTTTGTTGCCCGCTAACTTTATAGCCGTCGCCTCTATAGTTTTGCCCTTGCACATTAACATAATTCAGATCTATTTTCTCGGTTGTCATCTCTCTATTTGTTATTTTTGTCTTGTCATTAGAATTAAATAAATGACCTTGTGGGGTTAAGCCATTAACATTTCCGGTTTCGCGTAAATTACCGATTACATTTTCTTTTCGTGTAGGCCTAAATATATCTAATAGCGGTGTAATTGCTGCTTTTGCCATACCATAAACTCCTCCAAATTCTTGGGTTTGTGGTTGTGTTGTTCTATTATTATGTAGTATATTATAAGACCCATAGTCTGACGGACTAGCATAGTTGGTTCCGATGGCGCTTGCATTAGTTAATGGAAGAGCACTTAAATTTTGGCGTTTAGATTCTTCATAGTCCGGATTTGTGTATGTTGCTTGTCCGTTTTGTGTATTTGAACCCGAACCATAATATTCGCGAGTAGTGTCAATTCTATTTTCCATCGGAATTACTTGGGTGCTTCTAATCGGCGGTGCTTGTTCGACACCTGTTGTAGTAAACCAGCGAGTTGGTCCCGACTCAAATGATTTTTCTGGTAAATGTTTTTCAACAACGCCTATTTTAGTATTTGGGCCTTGCATTTTAATAGGGTGTATAGCAGGACCTTGATGACCATTTAAATCAAAGGTGGTTCGTGGTTTGTTTTCCGCGCGTAAATCATCTACTGACTTAGGCATCCACGATTCGCGTGCCATCATACCCGCATTAAATCCACCACCGCCTTCTATTCCACCACTATTTAAACCATCTGAATTTTGCGAACCATAACCCAAGTTAAGACCGGGACCAACTCTTTGTGGTTCCCATAATGTAACATTTGACATTTTCATAGATTCGTTCATCCGTGATTGAAAAAAATCACTATTATTAGGTGTTCCGTTGGGGTGGTGTGAATTTTCGTCGGGCCTAAATAATGGGGCTATTTCTGCTTTTGAAAAATTTTGACTGCCTGCGCCTTGTTTGGAGTCCATAATTGATTCGGTGTTATTTATGTCGACACTTGGACCCCTAATTTTGGCACCAAAATATGGCTGCATATTATTGTGCTTAAATTGCTGGGCTGTTGTTTGTTGGCCTGATAATAAATTCACGTTATTATATGCATTGTTGTTATATGCGCTAGTGTTATAAGCATTGCTATTACTATTACTATTACTATTGTTGGACTCTCGATTTTGTAAATTAGCATTAGAAAATCCTTCGGCTTTTACACTATTAGTATTAGCATTATTTAAAAACAAATCGCGACTATATTCTATTTGTTGTTGCGCTGAATTTTTAACACCAGATTTTTTCTCTTGTTCTGATAATATAAATATACTTCCAAGTACAATTATAGGTATAGCTAGTGCCGCCATATTATTTAATATTATATAATATTAAATAATATATTATATTATAGGTTTAAACAAGTTTCTAAATAATAAAATTTATATTGTGTAATTTTATTCATTTGTAATTCTTTTCTCTCTGTCAAAATTATTCATTAGTGAATAATAATCCTTTTGCAACATTCGCGAATTTATATTATTATGAAAAGGAATACATATATTTTCTTGAGGATTTAAATGTAAATAGTTAAAATTATTTGGAACATAATATTCATCATTTTTCTGATTAAAATTATTAATCTCTCTATATACCCAAGCTGGGTGCGATACACGCGATTGCCCTGTTATTTCACTATTATTGTTGTTACTATTATTTTGACTATAAATAGGATTATTATTTAAATAATCTACATAGTTATTTTCTTTTATGCTATCTCGATTTAGTTTTCTATGTAATTTAAACAATTCACTCTCTAAATCTGTTTTGTTTGAGGACAAATTTCCTCCCCATTTTTGTATTTTTACATATGGGTCATTGAAAAATGTGGGGCTTGCTCCGTTGCCTGGAACATTCATATTATAATTGCCAACAGTTGTAGACTCTTCTAAATACTTTTGAATTCTACATGGATCGTCAAAAAATCTAGTAAAAGCCATAACACTATAAATATATAATTAGTTTTTATTTTTTAAATAAATTTTGCAAATTATAAACTATAAACTATAAACTATAAACTATAAACTCGGAATATATTCTAATGTGTTATTATCATAAACTGTAACTCTAAATGTATCAGAATATCCTTCAACATATACCGTGTCTCCACTATACACGTTATCACAACCTTGGCAGGAAGTGCAACTTTTATTTTTAAAGCGAACCGGCAATTTTATCATACCATTTTTATCATTCATTGTATAGAAGTTCCATTTATCTTTATTTGTAAATAATGGCCTACCTAGCAACGGCAAAATTGTTTCTGGTCCATTTACGCGAGTTAATATTCCTATTTGTCTATAATTTGTATTTACTGACTGAGTAGGCACATTAATAGCTACTCTGGGTCCGTTAAAGTTTGAATTATTATAAATTCTATCATCACGCAACGGAGCGCTATAAGGGTTTAATAATACATCGTTTTCTTTATTGCTATAGCCATTACCCAAGAACGGTGTTATATAAGAATTATAATTTTTATTAGCACTATTAGCGCTATAACTATTAGAATGCAAATTCGAATTTAAATTCAAATTTTTTGAATATTTAATATACATAAAATACAAAATTACAAAAATTAAAAAAGTAAAAAATAGTAATGTATAATTTTCTATACATAACATTCCAGGAGCACACTTTTTAGGCATATATATACTATATTATAAATTTATAATTTATAATATAATATTATAATTGTTAATTGTTAATTGTTAATAGTATATAAATAATGTATATAAAGGTTTCTTAATAAATAAATCGTGCACTTATTGTGGGGGATGGTCAACTAATTTTATAGGTGTACTTATTACTACAGATGGTCTAAGATTTAAGGAGGTGTCTATTTTTCCTGGTTGTGGAGTATTTGCTGGTGGTTCAATTGTTAATCCACGTTCAACCATTCTATCCATTATATACTTTTCACAAGGTGTAATATTATTGTCTTCTGGAGGTATACTAGCTGTTACCTTTTCTTTAGTTTCTTTTCTTTTTTTTTTAACTTTAGTTTCTAAATTGGAGCTATTTTCTTTGATGTTGTATTTGATAAATAGAAGCGTAAATAACAAATATATATAAGTTATTACATAACTAAACTTCTTAAATTTAATATAAAATAATAAGAGCAATACAAAATATATGAAGATTGCTATATAATTATTATTATGTAGATTAATATATAAAATGTAATACGAATGCATTATTAGCGCATAAAATATCAACGTATATAGGTTATACTTTTTATTATGTAACTTATTATTAATAATATATATAATATTATGTGGCATTATTATTTATATAAATAATTATTATTTATATAAATTATTTATTGATTTATTGATTATTGATTATTGATTTATTATTCTTGAATATCTGATAAATTTTTTGTAGCACTACTAAACATTCCTGTTAATTTATTTAAATCTAAGTTACCTAAAGAAGTCATTGCGCTATTTAAAGCAGGTGTCATAGTTTTTAATTGTTTAATTAATTCATTTTGTTGTTTAATAAGATCTTTGGTATCTGTTGAAATTGAATTGATTTTTTCTGAACCCATAATCTTTTCTAAATTATCATAAGCTTGTTCGACTTCTGTTGCTTTTCCTAATTGTTGCTCAACACTCTTTTTGCTTGGTGTATTAAATAAGGCAGGTGATAATTTTTGATTACCAAAAGCGTGATTTGCATTTTTCTTATTTGTTGTTTTTGTTGGTTTCATTTTATTTACTATAGCATCTTCTGTTGTTGTGCTTTCTTCTTCTTCTGCTTCTTTTTCATCTTTTTCATCTTTTTCATCTTTTTCATCTTTTTCATCTTTTTCATCTTCATCGTCTTTTTCTTCTTTGAAACCCTCTTTTAAGCCAAATAAATTTTTGGACATAGAAGCAATTGTTGTTACTATAAAAGAAGCACCTAAAACCAATATCATATTTTTTGTAAAGCTATACACAAGAGCGGCAGTTAAGAAAAACAACAACACAGCACTAAAATTCGATTTAGTTATATGTATATAAAGCGAAAACAACGCTAATGCAGTTACAATAAATAGTATTATCTTATTATTGAGCAACTTATTATTGAGCAACTTATTATTACTAAATAATTTTCTATTATTTTTTCTCATCTTACTATTTGAATTTCTATTCTTCATGTTTATATATAATTATATAAGAATATAATTATATAATTATTATTTCTATTTATATAATTATATTCGCTATATATATATAATTAACTTTTTATATATTTTCTCTAAATAGTATTCCGCAACTCCGCGATTTTACTTTCTAAATCTGTAATTTTATCAATTAGCTCTTTCACATTTATTTTACATTGCTTTTTTTCTAAACTACTTAAATATTCGAGAACTCTTAACAATGCTTCATTTTGGCGCTCCTTTATTTGTAATTTATTTTTTAAGTCTAAATTACGCTGTTCTACAATTTTTAAAAGGTCTTTTTTATAACTTGTATCTTTTTGCGGTATAAATTGCTTTAATTTTTTATATTGTTCAATAGCACTTTTTTCATAATCATCAGACTCTGCTAATAGTGAGCCAACGTTTTTATCATACTTAGCAATAGAATCTCCAAAACTAAGAGCCATATAAATTATATATAGATGATTTTTTTATTACAAAAATATAGCTAAAATATAAATTACTACAAATAAAAATAAAAATAAAATACTAAAAAATACTAAAAAATATAAATTACTAAAAAATACTAAAAAATACTAAAAAATACTAAAAAAATACTAAAAAATAAAATTATAAAATAAAAATAAAATAATAAGATTTATTAAAATTATATAAAAATATAGACATATATTATTTAGAATGAATAAGAATTGCGTAGAGCCTCTATTACAAGAAGACGTTAATCGTTATGTTATGTTTCCAATTAAGGACCAAGACATCTGGAAAATGTATAAAAAACAAGAAGATTTGTTTTGGAGAGCAGAAGAAATTGACCTTTCAAAAGACAATAAAGATTGGGAGACGTTAAATGATGACGAAAAACATTTTATATCTATGATTTTAGCATTTTTCGCTGCAAGTGACGGAATTGTCTTAGAAAATTTAGGCGTGCGTTTTATGGGCGAAGTTCAATTAAGCGAGGCGCGAGCATTTTATGGCCTGCAAATTGCTATGGAAAATATTCACTCTATTACGTATTCCACATTAATCGATACATACATTAAAGATAAAGAGCAAAAGCACAAATTATTTAATGCGCTAAATGAATATGACTGCATTAAGAAGAAAGGTCAATGGGCTATAAAGTGGATTAATGATAAGAAATCCAATTTTGCTACTCGCCTTGTTGCGTTTGCTTGCATTGAGGGTATTTTCTTTTCTGGTGCATTTTGCGCTATTTATTGGTTGAAAAAGCGCGGACTAATGCCCGGACTAACATTTTCAAATGAGCTAATTTCGCGCGATGAAGCATTACATACTGAATTTGCTGTATTATTACATAGCAAATTAGAAAAACCACTTAAAAAGCAAAAGATTCACGAAATCATTAGCGAAGCTGTAGCTATTGAGCTCGAATTCATTAACGATTCGCTTCCGTGCAGATTAATTGGTATGAATCAAGTATTAATGAAACAATATATTGAATTTGTCGCTGACCGGCTAAGTCTTCAATTAGGAGGTGACAAAATTTATGAAAGCAAAAATCCGTTTGATTGGATGGAAAACATTAGCATTGAAACAAAAACCAACTTTTTCGAAGACCGCGTAAGTGAGTATTCGCTTACAACTAAAAACTCTAAACTAAACACTTTCGAATTTGGCGAAGACTTTTAATTTTGCGCTTTTTTCTTTATATTGTTTTTGTTATATGTTTTTTGCTCCTGAACGTTCAGGAGCAAAAAACAAGATTGTGTATGGAGAAAGTGTATATTTTTTTGCAACCGTTAGAACAGTCGCAAAATATATTAGAATACAACTAGTAATTAATTTACTAAAACATAATAAGCATTATTAATTAAAGTGTTGTTTTTGATTGCTCTGCTCATTTTAGCCGGAGAGAAATCTTCGTGAATTGCTGCTTTTGCTATTGTGGTCCAATTATTTAATATATTTTTAGTGCTAGCGTCTATTTTTTGAACTTTTTTACCACTAGTCGCAATTTGGTCATCTCTAGCTTCCTGATAATAGTCATTTTTTAAACTAATACCGTAATAACCCTCAAATGTAGCATTTATATTATGTAGGCGGATGGGCCCACCGAGAATATATTGACAATTTTTTAAATAATTTTTTACATCTTTGTCCTCATTATTATTGATTAATAAACTATTATTCTTTTTATAATTTATGAATTCTTCTACAATTTTATTAGTTGAAGCACGACCTTCGGGAGAGAAAATGCAACTTTCAAAAATAAAATTTTCTACTTCATTTG